CTTAAAGAAAGTGAACAGATTTGTATAGTGATGAACAAAAAAAGAGGTGCATCGTGCATTACGACACACCTCCCTTTATTTGAAATGAAAATGAAAGACTATATAGAATTTCTAAAAGACAAGATGGCTATTAGCCACAATACTGGATTTGAAGTTAATCCTAATGAAATATCAACTTCTCTTTACCCTCATGTGAGAGATACCGTTCGTTGGGCGGTTTCCGGTGGTTGCCGTGCCATATTCTCCAGTTTCGGTATGCAGAAAACAGTAACCCAATTGGAGATATGCAGAGTTATAATCAACCAGTATTTTGGTAAAGCTCTTATCGTTTGTCCTAAACGTGTAGTAGTAGAGTTTATCACCCAAGCTAAGGAGCACATGAACATGACAGTTAAGTATGTCAAGACCATGAGCGAAGTCAGAGCCTGCAAGTGTGATATAATGATTACCAACTATGAGCGTGTCCGTGACGGAGAAGACGGCGTAAGAATAGAACCTTCCTTTTTTACCGTTACCTCATTGGATGAAGCAAGCGTATTGAGAGGGTTCGGCACCAAGACATACCAAGAGTTCCTACCGCTGTTCGCCGATGTGCCTTTCCGCTTTGTTGCCACTGCCACGCCGTCACCTAACAGATACAAGGAGCTGATACATTATGCCGGATATCTTGGAGTGATGGATACAGGTCAAGCCCTTACACGTTTTTTTCAACGTGATAGTACCAAAGCTAATAATCTAACGCTTTATCCACACAAAGAAAAAGAATTTTGGCTGTGGGTATCAACTTGGGCATTGTTCCTAACCAAGCCTTCCGACCTCGGTTATCCTGATACCGGCTATGAATTGCCGGAACTGCGGGTACATGAAGAAGTGGTTAGCGTTGACAATTCCACTGCCGGTACAGACCGTGACGGACAAGTGAAGATGTTTCGTGAGGCTGCTCTCGGACTTGCTGATGCAGCGAAAGAACGTCGGGACAATATGGCAGAGAAGATTGCCCGTGTCGTAGAGATTATTAATCGTCCTGAAAACAAGGACGAGCATTTCCTTTTGTGGCATGACCTTGAGAGTGAGCGGGAAGCCCTTTGCAAGGCTATCCCCGGTTGCAAAGCTGTTTATGGCTCGCAGGATGATGAGGAAGCCGACAAGGTGATAGCGGACTTCAAAAACGGGAGATTGAAATACCTGGCCGCAAAGCCTGAAATGCTTGGTGAGGGTTTGAACTTCCAGTACCATTGTCATAAGGCTATCATGTTCATCGACTACCGGTTCAATGACAAGTTTCAGGCGATAGCCCGTATCTACCGTTTCATGCAAAAACATCCTGTAGACCTTTACTTGGTCTATGCAGAAAGTGAAGGAGAGATATTCAAAAGCTTTATGCAGAAATGGGCGCAGCATCGTGAAATGGTTTCTAAAATGACTGATATCGTCCGTGAGAACGGTCTGTTCGGTTTGCAGGCAGAGGAGAAGATGATGCGCTGGATGTTTGCCAGCCGTGAAGAAAAATCCGGTAAACTGTGGAAAGCCATCAATAACGACAATGTTTTGGAGTGTCAGAAAATGGAAAGCAACTCGGTGGATTTGGTTGTAACCAGCATCCCTTTTTCCAATCATTACGAATATACGCCGACCTATAACGATTTCGGGCATAATGAAAGCAACGACAAGTTCTTCGAGCAGATGGACTACCTCACACCAGAACTGATGCGGATATTGAAGCCTGGGCGGCTGGCTTGCATCCATGTGAAAGACCGTGTATTGTTCGGTAATGCCACAGGTGACGGTATGCCCACCATCGACCCGTTCTCCGAAATGACGGTATTTCACTACATGAAACACGGATTCCGCTACATGGGGCGTATCACAGTAGATACCGATGTGGTAAGGGAGAATAACCAGACCTACCGCCTTGGCTATACAGAGATGTGCAAAGATGGTTCTAAGATGGGTATTGGTTGCCCTGAATATGTGCTTCTTTTCCGTAAACTGCCTTCTGATACTTCACGTGCCTATGCAGATTTGCCAGTAACCAAGAATAAGAATGAATATTCGTTAGCCCGCTGGCAAATAGATGCTCATGCAAGTTGGAAATCTTCAGGTAATACTTTGTTAAGCTATGAAGATATGAAAGTTGCCGGTATTGACAAGATACGCCATTTGTTTAGAAACTATGAGCGTGAACATATATACAATTATGAAGAACATGTTGCTTTCGCTGAAGAATTAGAAGTTTACGGTAAACTACCAAAAACATTTATGGCCGTAGATCCTGTAAGTAAGAAACCTTGGATTTGGGATGACGTTACCCGGATGCGTACACTCAATACCAAGCAGTCACAGAAAAAACGTCAAAATCATATTTGTCCTCTTCAGCTTGATATTGTTGAGAGGTTGATTGAACGGTATTCAAATAAAGGAGACTTGGTATTCGACCCATTTGGCGGTATCGGTACTGTTCCTTACTGTGCTATTAGATTGGGGCGTAAAGGGCTCTCTACCGAGTTGAATTATGACTATTGGAAAGACAGCCTTTCATACTTGCATGAAGCTGAAATTGAAGTGAATGCACCGACGCTATTTGATTTGATGGAAGCTATTTAATCTAAATAAGAATGGATATGTATTTGTATAAAAACAGACCACCGCCTTTATTAAATAGTGTGAGATTATTCTTAGTCTAACAATTTAACCCGATCGATATGATAACATTGAATAGGTTTGCCCAGAGATGCTTGAATATCATGAGGAAGCGCTTTAAGATGAATGAGCATAGCTCAAGAAAAGCGTTTAGCATAAGAATTGAAGCCGTTTGGAGAAAATTCGATATTGCTTCTAAATATAGGAGTGATAATCTTCCTAAATATTCGGAAGATGAAGAATTGGCAGCCGAGATGATAATTTACCTTGTTGCCTATTTAAAAAGATTTGGTTGTGAGGACATTGAACAGCTTATCAAAGATAAGATAGAGTTCGATGATAGAAAAAATGATTAGGTGTTGTTACTGACTGTTTGTGTTGTTGATTTTGTGTTGTTGATTTTAATATAGTTAGTTATGACAGAGATTATTCAAGTCTGCCTACTTGATTTTAATAAGGGGCAGCTCACGGGATTGCCGAAAAATCCACGTTTTTTTCGTGATTACCGCTTTGAAGCGATGAAGAAAAGCATTCAGGATTCGCCAGAGATGCTTGAACTTCGAGAACTTATAGTTTTTCCCTACAATGATGGCAGATATATTGTTGTTTGTGGTAATTTACGTTTGCGAGCTTGCAAGGAGTTAGGTTATAAAGAACTGCCTTGTAAAATTCTGGCACCTGATACCCCCGTTAAGAAGTTGAGGGAATATGCCACTAAAGATAATGTCAATTTTGGTGAGAATGATTTGGACGTTATGGAAAACGAGTGGAATAAGGCGGAACTCCAAGATTGGGGCATCGAATTTGCCCCGGAGAAGAAAGAGGATGAATTTAAAGAGCGCTTCGATGCCATCACGGATGATACAGCCATTTATCCTCTCATTCCAAAGTATGACGAAAAACATGAGTTGTTTATCATCACCTCAAGTAATGAGGTAGATAGTAATTGGCTTCGTGAAAGGCTGGATATGCAGCACATGAAGTCGTACAAGACCGGGAAAGTAAGTAAGAGTAATGTAATCGACATAAAAGACGTTCGCCATGCCTTGCAAAATAGTAATACCAAGTCATAAGCGCCATGACCGGGTGTTCGCTAAAAAGTTGGTGAACGATCCTATCATTTGCGTTGCTGAAAGTCAAGCTGACTTATATCAACAATTTAACCCGGAATGTGAAATTGTTACTCATCCTGACGATGTTATGGGCCTCATCCCGAAACGTAACTGGATGGCAAAGCATTTTGGAGAACTTTTCATGCTTGATGATGATGTCCATGCCTGCAAACCTATTTATGTGGAAAAAGGAGAACCTAGCCGGATAAAGGATAAAGATAAGATAACCAATATCATTCAGTCATTATTTGAGATGGCCAGTATGATGGATGTACATCTGTTTGGCTTCACCGCTCGGATATCGCCGGTAATGTATGATGAATCCGCTTTTCTTTCTCTTTCGAAAATGATAACCGGTTGCAGTTATGGAGTAATCTATAACAAAAACACTTGGTGGAATGAGGAAATACGTTTGAAGGAAGATTTTTGGATTTCTTGTTACATGAAGTACAAAGAACGTAAGGTTTTAACCGATTTGCGGTATAATTTTGAGCAAAAGAACACTTTTGTAAACGCTGGTGGGCTTGCTTCTATAAGGAATCAGGAAGAGGAACGTAAATCTATCCTCTTTATCAAAAAGAATTTTGGTGATAGTATTTTGCTAAAGAGTGCAACCACTAATGGGAAAGACAAAACAAAGCAGCTCGTTCAATATAATATATCATGCAAATTCAAATTCTAATAGTCTGTAAAAAAGGCGTTTAAATGGCGTCCATTCTGTTTGTCATATTCGCCTTTTTTAGCTAATTTTACTGATGTAATAAACTAAAAGTCAAACCATTAAATTAGAATTATGATTATAAGAACAGTTTGCGGATATGATTTCTTTGAGGTGAGTTCTGCAATGCAGAAAGCCATTAGGCGAGCCGACACCGGGGTAGCCGGCTTTTTTGCATTGGAACTTTGGGCGAGTGGGTACCGCGACTATGTGTGGAAGCGTCTGTTTACCATTAGTGCTGAAGATTGCTATGGAATCATTACTAAAGAGATAGAAGCATTGTGGCAGGGGCATGAGCTGGTAAACAAGACTGCTACTGAACCCAAAGGGAGGATATTTGTCAGTAAAGCTGTTATTCTCCTTTGTGAATGTAGAAAGAATCGTGATGCGGATCATTTGCAAAACTTCATCTATGATAGAAAGGATATTGATATAGAAAAGTGGATAAATGATGTCAGGCGTTATCCTATTCCTATTCCAGATTACACTTTCGATGTACATACACGAAAGGGTAAAAAACATGGGAGAACCAAAGAAGAATTCTTTCAGGAAGAATACAAGGCGTTACAACCTCGTGTTCCTGGTTTATTCGATGATTTGGTTCAACCCAGTCAACCAAAGTTATTTAATGATGAAACCACGGCTAAGTAGCTGTGGTTTCTCATTTTTCATATAAGTCAAACCAATTTAATTAAAACAATGAACACGTATTACAAATTTGCGCCAAATGTATTTTTGGCAAAGTGTGATGAGAAGCACGAAAAAGGTGAAACTATTGAGGTTACCACCAAGTATGGTAAGGAGAACGAAAGTATAGTATTTAACCTAATCTTCGAGAAAGATGGGTTTTACTATTACTCCATCGTTAGAGCTGACGGCTTTAATGTTCAAGAATGGGCTAAGCAAAGAGCGGAACGCAGGCATGAATGGGCGTCATCGGCAGTACAAAAAAGTAATGAGTATTTTCAGAAATCAAATAAACATCGCGATTTCCTTTCTTTGGGTGAGCCTATCAAAGTTGGACACCATAGCGAACGAGGACATCGCAAAATGATAGATGATGCCTGGAATAACATGGGGAAAAGCGTTGAGTTTAGCGATAAGGCTGCCGAACATGAAAGAGTTGCGAAGTATTGGGAAAAAAGGGCTAATACGATAAACTTGTCCATGCCGGAAAGTATAGATTTCTATGAACATAAGTTGGAACAAGCAAAAGAATATCACGAAGGATTGAAGTCCGGTAAGTACCGACGCGAGCATACATACGCTATGGCTTATGCCAATAAAGCAGTAAAAGAGGCTAAAAAAAATTATGACCTTGCAGTAAAGCTGTGGGGCGATGTTTAATAATCTGTAGTATCTCAAATAATTTACTATGAGAGAATTATCAAAAGAAACCTCATTACAAAGGGTAATGAGGGCTTCAGGTCGTGTACCTGTACAATGCTCATGCAGTGTTTGTAAACAACAATGTCATACGCCATGTTTAGGTACTCCTGATGATATTGAACGAATTATAGATGCTGGTTATGCCGACAGGTTAGCACTGACAAACTGGGCTGCTGGTATATTCTTAGGGGTTATTAATATTGCTATTCCGATGATTCAACCTGTTTCCGGCAAAGAGTTTTGTGCTTTCTTCGAAAATGGACTGTGTATCTTACATGATAAGGATTTGAAACCCACTGAAGGGCGTTTGTCTCACCACACTGTCAGGAAGGATAACTTCAATCCAACTATGAGTATTGCTTGGAACGTTGCGAAAGAATGGCTGATGCCAGAGAATGAGGATGTACTTTCTCGTGTAGTAAATAAATTCTTGAATGCGAGGAAGCCATGAATGTGTATCAATCAATACCTCGTAGAGATTGTAGGGTGTTTGCTAAATGTGGGGCAAAATCCTTATCACATTGCCGGCGGCATCGTGGAACTGATGGTGAGTGTAAAAACTGTACTCTTATTCATCGCAAACCTCGCAATCGTATTATAGATGCTTCAGGACGTGAGATGAAAAAATGTACACACTGCGGAAATTACTTCTACTTGAACCGGTTCTACAATCGTATAGTAGTGAGAAAGGGTAAGGAATATCATTTATTGACTTCTTGGTGCCGCATGTGTATGTCTGAAATCAATAATCAAAGAAATTTGAAGAAAAGAAATGAGTAGTATAAATTTATTATATATTGACCTGTTTTGTGGAGCAGGTGGAACCTCGACAGGAGTGGAATCTGCAAGAATTGATGGTAAACAGTGTGCTAAAGTAATAGCCTGCGTCAATCACGATGCCAACGCCATTGCAAGCCATGCGGCCAATCATCCGGATGCATTGCATTTTACGGAAGATATTCGCACGCTGGAACTTTCCCCGCTAATTGAACATCTTGCCAAATGTAAGGCTCAATATCCGGGTGCAGCGGTCGTTCTTTGGGCGAGCCTGGAATGTACGAACTTCTCCAAAGCAAAAGGTGGGCAACCTCGGGACGCTGATAGTCGCACACTTGCTGAACATCTTTTCCGGTACATTGAAGCTATTTGCCCGGATTACATTCAGATTGAAAACGTTGAAGAATTTATGAGTTGGGGTGATATGGACGAAAACGGAAAGCCTATCAGCATGGATAAAGGTAGACTATATCAAAGATGGGTACGCAACGTAAGAAAGTATGGCTACAACTTTGATTTCCGTATTCTCAATGCTGCCGACTATGGTGCATATACTACTCGAAAACGCTTCTTTGGTATATTTGCCAAAAATGGATTACCGATAGTATTTCCACAACCCACTCACTGTAAAAACGGTAAACAAGATATGTTTGGTCGTTTGGAAAAGTGGCGCCCGGTTAAAGAGATACTGGATTTTTCCGATGAAGGAACAAGTATTTTTCGTGAGAAGCCACTTGCTGAAAAGACAATGGAACGTATCTATGCCGGCCTGATAAAATTTGTAGCCGGGGGCAAAGATGCTTTTCTTATCAAATATAATTCCATGAGCCGGACTGGAAAATATAATGCCCCTGGGATTGACGAACCATGCCCGGTAGTAGCTACGCAAAACAGACTGGGAGTTGCGCAGGTATGCTTTCTTTCAAAACAGTTCAGTGGACACCCCGAAAGCAAGAATGTTTCTATTAATGAACCAGCCGGAACAATTACATGCAAAGACCATCATGCGTTTGTATCAGCCCATTACGGTAACGGATTTAACCGCTCAATAAATGAACCGTCTGCAACCGTAACAACGAAGGATCGGTTATCTCTCGTTTCTCCATATTTCATAGACCAGCAATATGGAAACAGCAAACCTTCATCTACAGAAAAGCCGCTTGGATGTATTACCGCCAATCCTAAGTACAATCTTGTTAGCTGCAAGCCGTGGATTATGAATACAAACTTCTCCAACGTTGGTAGTAGCATAGAAGAGCCCGCACAAACAGTCACTGCAAATAGAAAGTGGCACTACCTAATGAACCCTCAATTTAATAGTGCAGGTGGTTCCGTTGATAATCCATGCTTCACTCTCATAGCACGTATGGATAAAATGCCGCCTTATTTGATCGCAACTGAAACTGGACATGTAGTAATCGAGATTTATGATACCGACAGCCCTATGACAAAAAAAATAAAAGAGTTCATGGGCTTATACGGGATAATTGATATTAAAATGCGAATGCTACGCATACCTGAACTAAAGCGTATCATGGGATTTCCAGAAAACTATGTGTTAATTGGTACACAGGCTGACCAAAAGAAATTCATAGGGAATGCAGTCGAAGTTAACATGGCACGTGTTCTCTGTGAATGTATTAGTAAAAAGTTACGTGAACTAGGGTCAGTTGCAGCATAAAATGGCGTTAAATTGGCGAATGTTCTGTTTGTAAAACTTGTCAATAATGATTACCTTTATAGATGTAAATAATTAAAAGTCAAACATGTAAATAACAAATAGAACTATGAATAAAGTGATTTTAAACGAACAAAAGATAATTGACAATATAACAGAAGGTTATCCTGTTACAGTTACACGGGAAGACGGTTTCAAGTATATTATTAGCATGGAACGTAAACGAGGTGAAGAAGTATATTCATATCAGTTCGGACGCATTAAAAGAGAATTTGATTCTTTTGATAGTTTGGAAAATGCACTTAGTTCATATGAATTTACAGAGGTTATTTTTTAATACAAGAAAAAGAATGAGGAAAGAAGGTATAAAAAGACAGGATTTTGGATGTTGTCCTGGTCATGATAAGTTTCCCAATCATACCTACAATACCCGTGCTTCAAAGAAAGCCAAACGACGAACAGATCAACTTGCTAATATGCGTGCAAGACGTTGGGCGAGACGGGAATTATTAATTGAATTAGAACTATTGATTAATGACTAACAAGATAAGAAAGGAATGATTATGGGATGGGGATTTTTTATATGTCAAACTGATTGTAAGAACCGAAAAAGACTAACCGAATTTTGGTTACACAAAAATTTTATCGGTGTACATTATCATGGCTGGGTTGATTTAAACCAGAAGAAATTAGCAGAATCGTGTACAAGGCATAGAAAGTTTAAAGATAACTACTACGTAGCAATGGAAACTATAATACCATTCTATGTAATTAGAAAGATTATATTTTCTCCACGGGTTCTTTGGGAATTAGCAAAGTGGTTTATCGGAGCTTGGAGATATAATAATCGGAATAAATAATTCTCATAAGAAAAATGATGAACATTGGAATTGTAGATGTAGACGGTCATCACTTCCCTAACTTTGCTCTTATGCGTGCGTCTGCATATCATAAAGCGAGAGGTGACCAAGTGGAATGGGCTACCCCTTTCAATCAATATGACAAGGTATTGGCAAGCAAAGTGTTTACTTTCACTCCAGACTTCAATTACTTGACTTTGCAGGCTGACATAATAGAGAAAGGTGGGACTGGCTATGACATAAAGAAGCAATTATCATGTGAGATTGAAAGTAGTGTATTAATGGACTATTCCATTTATCCTCAATATAACTTTTCTCTTCAGTTTTTCTCACGTGGTTGCATTCGGAAATGTCCGTTTTGTTTGGTTCGTGAAAAAGAGGGATATATCCAGGCAGTAGAACCGGTTGAGTTGAATCCTAAGGGAGAATGGATCGAGGTGTTAGATAACAATTTTTTTGCAAACCCTGAATGGCAGGATGCGATCAATTACTTACAGAAAAAAGGGCAAATGGTTAATTTGCACGGTGTTGATGTACGTATTATGAATGAGGAACAGGCTTTTTATTTGAGTAAGTTGAAATTGAAAAGAAGAATCCACATCGCTTGGGATTTGCCGGAGATTGACCTTACAGAAAAGTTGAGAGAAGTTACTAAATATATCAAGCCTCGTAATTTGTCTTGTTATGTCTTAGTAGGTTTTAACTCCACAGTAGAACAGGATATGTATCGACTAAATAGGCTTAAAGAGTTAGGAATTTCTCCTTTTGTACAGCCATACCGGGACTTTAATAATGACCGCAAACCGACTTTATATGAAAAGGATATTGCACAATGGGCTAACAAGCATCAAATATTTAAAACCTGCGATTTTGCAGACTTCTCACCAAGGAAGGGATTTAAATGTAACTATTATTTAAAGCAAAATAGAGATGAAGAAGATACTACTTATCTGCACACTTCTTGTCCTGATGGTAGGATGTGTTCCACAGAGAAAATATAAAGAGAATCGCTTCACGAAGCAATTTCGGCAAGCTGATTCTGTGTTTAACGAAAAATACGGATTACAATGAAAAGATTGATATTAAACGTATTGGGGCGCATATTAGGTTACAGGCGATACGTGTGTCCTAATTGCAAGAAAGTGAATTATCTGAAATGTAGTGATGAATTGACAGCCGGATATTGCCGGAACTGTGAACATCCTATTTGGAATTAATGTATAACATTGTGAAAGGAGTTAATTATGTTAGAAAAAGAAGTTACTAAGAAAATCTATGTTGCAGATGACAACAAAGAATTCTTATCTAAAGAAGAATGTGAAAAGTACGAGACGTTTGTGAAAGAAATACTTTCAAGGATTGAGTATTTCTGCATTAGTTGCCAGCCTGATTTAACGGAAACCGGTTTGTTTCAACATAAAATTTATGTTGCTGTATATTCCAATAATTATTATCACAAAGAGATTGCTTTAAATTGGGCTATAAAGGCATGTGGGTATTTGGGACAGAGTGTACAAGGATACGGTTTTCAGCCTAATTTCTCATTGAGTAAATCTGATAAAATAGGCTTCGATGAATGTAAGCCTACAATATGGGGTGGTACAGATTTAAAAAGTGAAAGAATTTTCCTAAGTCCAATAAAAGTTGATGGATTTCCGGATAATATTGATTATATGAGAGAATGGGGATTTAAGTAAATTCAAGAATAGAAAAGAATATTATGGAAATACATAGAATGAAGCCGGAGAATCCTATTATCATCGTTGATGAAGAAGAATTCGACCGGATTGACGCAATAGCCAAGCTGAAAGAAGAAGAGGTGGAGAAACTTGCCAAAGAGATGTTCTTGCGTCATGTTAAATCGAGTGGAATATCAATGCGCTTCCGTATAAATGGTGTGGAAAAAGTAATAAGACAACAGGTTATTACCGAATTGAATTACGATGAACGTGGTTGGCCGGAATCTGTATCTGAAGAGGTTAAGCATACCATTGTAGATGATATTACCCATTACATTAACAAACATTTTGAACACTACAAAGATGATTGTAAATCAGTTGTAGAATATGAATGGAATTTATGTAAAAGTAAGCATGAAAGAAAGATTAAGTATTGGAAGTCTCTTTTTTTCATTACTTTTTCAGTACTGATAGTTGAGTGTATTTATAGAATAGTTCAATAAATCGAAAAGCATATGAAAGCTATTTCAGTAAAACAGCCATGGGCTTATTTGATATGTTCCGGAGTGAAAGATATTGAGAATCGTACATGGCCATGCCCTAAGAAGTACATAGGAAAACGTGTACTAATCCATGCAAGCGCAGTACCGATAGAAATGGTAAATCCTAATAGTGTATTTACAAAAGCTCAATGGGACCGGTTTTCTATGGGGTTTCAACGTGAGCTTATATGTGGTAATAGTATTGTCAATTCTGCTATTATTGGTAGTGTGATGATAACTGATTGTGTTGTTAATCATCTCTCTGTATGGGCGGAGAAGGGGGTATATAATTGGGTACTTTCTAATGCTGTATTATTCTCGGAACCTATACCTGCAAAGGGAAAACTTTCTTTCTGGGATTTTGATGGACTGAAAGAAGTTACAATCGAGTGTCCGGAATGTGGCAGCCATGAAATCGCTATTGAAGATTACACGACAGCTCCATATCCAACGTATTTACATAGTTGCAATAAATGCGGTTATGTGATCATGGAAAGTGAGTGGGAAGTAGTATCCACATAGTTTACCTGTGATTAGTCTTTGAGTTCATTATCATTCTGTATTCGCAGTCTAATAGTCCGTTTATGCGAGGCTTATGAATAATATGTGATTCCGGATATTTTCTAAGTATTCCATTTTGTAGGAACCTAATAGTTTGATTTTGTTCTCTGATTACCACACTTAGTATTACGATGATAAAGATTAGTACTATATACCCAAAGGTGATTAAGTACACTATTTCTCTATTGAAATAGAAGAAGCTTTTGAATGATCTAAAGTTACTCATGTTTTGTATGTTAAAAATAAAAACGTGCCCAATTCAATAAATACACCCTTCGTAGAGGTGCGGCAAACAACCCAAGTAAGGAAGCATAGATATTAAACGGGCACGCATATTTGTGATAATACAAAACGCGAACACCGTTCAATCTATCACCTTACTTTGTTGAAAATTGCCGCTTTCTACAAAGGAGAGACTGAACGTCACAATGATACCTATTTGGTATCTGCCGCAAATATAACTAATTCTTTAAATTAATGTTGAACCTGGGTGCGTCTTTTTAAGATGCGCCCTTTATTTTTTGTGATGATGAAGAAAATAATTGTAACTGGTAGCGAGGGTTTTATTGGTAAAGCTCTTTGCCGGGAATTGTCAAAAAGAGGTGTTGAAGTCATTGGTATTGACCGAAAGAACGGAACTGAAGCATCAAATGTTCATGAACTTTTGAAAAAAGGTGATATCGACTGCGTATTTCACCTTGCAGCACAAACAAGTGTTTTCAATGAAAATTTGGAGCAGATCCGGAAAGATAACATTGATACCTTTATGAGTGTTGCCAATGCCTGTAACCTATACCGGGTGAAGTTGGTGTACGCCAGCTCGTCAACAGCGAATCCTGTGAACACTACTTCTATGTATGGAATAAGTAAACATTTCGATGAACAGTACGCATCTGTCTATTGTAAGACTGCTACCGGATGCCGGCTGCATAATGTATATTCACCAAACCCACGTGAAAGAACTCTTCTCTGGTTCCTGCTTAATGAGGAAAGGGTGTCATTATACAACTGCGGTCAGAATATCCGGAGCTTTACTTACATGGATGATGCTGTCGAAGGACTTATCTATGCGATAGGATGTAACCGTCAGCTAATCAACATCTGTAATGTACAACCGGTGACTACTATGTATTTTGCTACTTTAGTGAAGTACTACAAATCGCTTGAAATTGAGTTGATTAATGAAAAACGGGATTTTGACAATTTGGAGCAGTCGGTGAACCGGGATATCTATTTAGTACCTTTGTCTTACACATCTGTCGAGGACGGAGTAAAGAAGATCTTTGATGAAAGGAAAGGGAAAGATATATCGTATTGATGACTGGGATAAGCCGGAAGCGGTGAAATGTAAGAGCTGGTCTCATCAGGAACGGTTATGTGATCTGAAAGAAAAGGTATCACTTCATAAAAAGGGTGATATCTATTACATCTCCCAGTTCACCCGTTCCAAGACTGGTACCAGCTTTTCAGAAATTAAACAGTCGGAGGAACTTGCATCATTCTTTGCAGAGAGAGCGTGTGAGTTTCTCCACCGCTTCATTGTAGGGGGATGTGAAGGATGGTGTATAGTCACCACACCGCGACGGAGACACTACGAGGGCTTTCATTTTGCAACCTCTATCTGCACGAAAATAGCTGGGGCGGTGAAAATACCATTCTATGAGAATGCAATTCAGTGCCTAACTAAAGATAGATTGAATCCGGAATTCTTTCTTCTTCGTCCGATAAAGGAAAAGAAGATAATAGTGTATGATGACATATTAACAACCGGCAGTACATTACTTGCCACCTATGAGCTTTTAAGAGATAGAGAGCAGCTTCTTTTTCTCATAGGAATAAACAATAATTGATATGGGAAAGCGAGAGGAACCATTAACATTTAAGCAAGAGAAATTCTGTAAATATTACGTTGATACAGAAGGTAATGCAAGTGAAGCATATCGAATGTCTTATAATACTTCCAACATGAAGCCAGAGACAATTTGGAGCGCTGCGAGTAGACTATTAGCAAATAGCAAGGTTAGTACAAGGATAAATGAGATTAAGGCGCAGAGAGCGAAAGAGTCTGAAGTAGAGAGGAAAACTGTTGAGAGGGTATTAATGGATATAGTGCTTGCCAATCCCGATGATCTTCATTTTGTTGACCCTGCAACCGGGAAAACAAAAATGAGAACTCCTTCCCAACTTCCCAAACGTGCCCGTAACGCATTGAAGAAGATACAGAATAAGAGAGGAGAGGTTACCTATGAGTTCAATGGCAAAACAGAAGCGGCCCGGATATTAGGTGCTTGGAATGGATGGGAAGCAGATAAGAATGTCAACATCAAAGGTGGAGATGGAAACAAGGTCAGTGAACTTCGTATTGGCTTTGATGAAAATGATAAATCGGACGAATAGAACAATTTTATAGGTTATTTCCTGTGTTTTCCCTACGGATAAACCTTACTTTTAGAACAATATGGTTATAAATTATAAGAAGCTAAATCCTAACGGATTCTATCTATTGAAGTACTTGAATGATGAGACTATCCGTTTTATCATTCTCTATGGAGGTTCATCTTCCGGTAAATCGTACAGTGTGGCACAAACCATACTGATACAGACATTACAGGACGGTGAGAACACTCTTGTTATGCGTAAGGTAGGAGCTTCTATTCTCAAAACCATTTATGAAGATTATAAAGTCGCTGCGGCCGGTCTTGGCATATCCCATTTGTTCAAGTTCCAACAGAATACTATTAAATGTTTGGTTAATGTTGCGAAGATAGATTTCTCCGGTCTTGACGATCCGGAGAAGATAAAAGGTATCTCTAACTATAAGCGAGTTCAGTTAGAGGAATGGTCAGAGTTCGAGCATCCGGATTTCAAGCAGCTACGTAAGCGTTTGCGTGGTAAGAAAGGGCAGCAGATTATTTGTACCTTCAACCCGATTAGTGAAAGCCATTGGATAAAGAAAGAGTTTATTGATAAAGATAAATGGCATGATGTACCGATGACGGTTACCATTGCCGGCAAAGAGTTGCCGAAAGAACTTACCAAGGTCAAATCCGTAAAGAAGAATGCACCCAGGCAAATACTTAATCTTCGTACTAAGCAAATCGAGGAACAGGCACCTAATACAGTTATTATCCAATCTACCTATTTGAATAATTTTTGGGTGGTCGGTAGTCCTGACGGTGCGTATGGTTTCTATGATGAGCAATGTGTTGCCGACTTTGAGTATGATAGAGTTCACGATCCGGACTATTACAATGTGTACGCATTGGGAGAATGGGGTGTCATTCGTACCGGTAGTGAGTTCTTCGGTTCCTTCAATCGTGGCAAACATTCCGGTGAACATAAGTATGTTCCGGACTTACCTATTCATATCTCTGTCGATAACAACGTGCTTCCGTATATCAGTGTATCATATTGGCAGGTCGATTTCACAACTGGTACCAAGGTTTGGCAATTCCATGAAACGTGCGCTGAAAGCCCAAACAATACAGTAAAGAAAGCCTCCAAACTTGTTGCAAAGTATCTGAAATCTATCCAATATTCTGATAGGTTATATGTACATGGTGATGCATCAACGAAAGCGGCAAACAGCATTGACGATGAGAAGCGTTCCTGGATGGACTTATTCATAGATACATTGCAGAAAGAAGGATTCGAGATTGAAGATAAGGTAGGCAACAAGAATCCGAGTGTTGCCATGACCGGTGAGTTTGTTAATGCCATTTTTGATTGTACTGTTCCCGGTATAGAGATATACATTGACGAATCATGTTCGGTATCTATTGAGGACTACATGAGCGTACAGAAAGATGCTAACGGTGCCATTCTTAAAACTAAGGTCAAGAATAAAACTACCTTGCAGACTTATGAGGAGCACGGGCACCTGTCTGATACGTTCCGATATGTCGTTGTGGATTTGTGTAGTGAGCAGTATATAGAGTTTAGTAACCGGCGAAAAAGAAACTTGTATGCTTGTAATGGCACTATTAATTTCTTCAATCCAGATACCGAATGTAAATACACTAAGAAGATTCTATATGTGATGCCGAATGTTAATGGGAAATTTGTCCTTATACAAGCGTTTAGATGTGGAAATAAATGGCATGTTGTTGATGTCGTATTTATGGATACTACTTCAACAGAAGATATACGTTCTTCTATTTTGTCCCATGAATCTGATTCATGTGTAATTGAATGTACAGATGCTTATTTCCCTTTTATCCGGGAACTCCGTTCTAGTACAAACAAGGAGATTCGTGTAATGAAAGAGTTTCCGGATGTAGATAAGCGTATTGCTGCAACATCTGATTATGTGAAAAATAGTATTCTTTTTTCTGCATCAAAAGTAGAATCTGATACGGAATATGTTGCCTTCATGAATAATCTGATGGACTATAATAAAGATAGTGAAACAAAAGAGGCCAGTGCTGTTTTGAGTGGGCTAGTACAGTTCGTTGTAAAATTAGGTTTGAATTGAATTGCGTTATATGTGATTGAAAATAAGGATGTTGTATTGTTGATATTATGTTTTCGTAATTTCAAGATTTTAGTGTTTTGGAAAACGGTTTTCCTTTTTACTTAGTTTTGCTCAAAAAGGAACCCAATGAATATTTTTTTTGATAATCTATTTGGAAAGAAATCTAAGACTAAAGGTGAAGTTGAAATAGTTACTTCATCTGAAAATAAGGATATAGATACTCAAAGTGGCAAGGCTGAAAAATGGTCAGTTGCATACATTGAGGACCTTACTAGTCCTATTGTAGCGGGCAGTAACTATCTAACGCTATTCAGTACGATACCTGAAGTCTTTTTCCCGATCGATTATATTGCATCGCGAATTGCAGGTGCTAATTTTCAATTGAAGAAAACTAAGGATGACAGTATAGTATGGGCGAATAAACGAATGAATGGCATACTTAGTCGTCCTAATTGTTTGATGCGTTGGAAAGAATTGATTTATCAGCACCATATTTATAAATTGTGTACAGGGAATAGCTTTATTCGTGCCGCTATGCCTGATGTCTTTTCTACAGCTGAAAAATGGAGATATTGCGATAATTATTGGGTGCTACCTTCTGATAAGACTATTGTAGAACCTGTTTACGGGAATATGCCATTGTTTGGTATTGCCCAAACAGAAGATATTATTCGTAGCTATCGTTTGGAGTATGGTTGGAATGGTAGTTTGGAAATTCCTCCATACCAAATATGGCATGATAGAGACGGAAGTGCAGAGTTCTATTCAGGGGCTATGTTCTTGAAGTCCAAAAGTCGTCTTGCTTCCCAAAATAAGCCAATGTCAAATCTAATAGCTGTATATGAAGCTAGAAATGTGATTTATGTAAAGCGGGGTGGATTGGGCTTTATTGTAAGTAAGAAAACTGATGCTACCGGTTCAATAGCGTTGACTGACGATGAAAAGGAACAGCTTTTGAAGCAAAATTTTGAGAAGTATGGTGTAAGGAAGGGCCAGGTACCTTATGGTATTTCAGATGCAGATATTGACTTTGTTCGTACTAATCTTTCTATTGCAGAGTTACAGCCGTTTGAAGAGACTTTGGCTGATGCAATAAATATTGCAGGGGCATACGGCATCCCTGCCGTTCTTGTTCCGCGAAAAGACCAGTCCACATTTAGCAATCAGGCTACTGCTGAAAAGAGCGTATATTGTTCAACTGTTATTCCTATGGCCAAACAATTCTGCAAGGATTTTACAGCTTTCCTTGGTCTTGAAGGAGGGGGATATTATTTGGATTGTGATTTCTCTGATGTTGATTGTTTGCAGGAAGGATTGAAAGAATCCGAGGACGTAAAGACAAATATAAATAAACGTTGTCGTGAACAATTCTCATGTGGGCTTATAACGCTCAATGACTGGCGTGCCCAAATAGGTGAAAGTATGATAGAAAATCCCTTGTTTGACAAATTGAAATTTGATATGTCAGATGAGGAACTGGATAAAGTAAATCGAGTTTTTAACACTAAAAGTGGAGATGAAAAAGATGGAAGAGAAAATCAAAAGCCTTCAGTACAAGACAAAGGCAAATGATGTTGATGAGAAGGGTATCGTTACCGTTGCGGTGAATGGTATCGGTGTGAAGGACTCACAAAATGACATATCTATGCCCGGCTCATTCAATAAGACATTGAAAGAAAATATTGGTCGGATGCGTTGGTTCCTGAATCATCGTACAGACCAGTTGTTAGGTGTTCCGTTGAGTGGTAAGGAAACAGAAGGTAATTTGGTTATGGTCGGTCAGTTAAATCTTGAAAAACAGATTGGCCGTGATACGTTAGCTGATTATAAACTGTTTGCAGAGAATGGCAGAACACTTGAACATTCTATTGGGGTCAAGGCCATTAAAAGAGATTCTGTTGATCCCTGTAAAGTGCTTGAATGGCGTATGATGGAATATTCAACATTGACAAGTTGGGGGAGTAATCCCCAGACTTTCCTTGTGAATATTAAGTCTGCTACTGCCGACCAGGTAAAGGAGGCTGTTGATTTCGTTCGGAAAGCGTTCTTGCAGCATGGATATAGTGATGAACGTTTAAAAGGATACGATATGGAATTAAGTTTATTACTGAAGAGCCTCAACGGTGGTGCCGTTGTCTCATGTCCTCATTGTGGTCATCAATTTGATTATGATGCAGAAACAGAGCATACCTTTGCCCAACAGGTATTAGATTATGCTGCTGATTATCAGAGATGGATAACACAGGACATTGTAAGGGAAGAAATGGAGAAGCTCACTCCGGAGATTAGAACCCAAGTAATTTCTCTTATTGATTCTGTCAAATCAGAAAAGAAAGAATTTTCTCAAAAGGGTCTACAAGACCTTATGAATTATGTAAGATGTCCCCACTGTTGGGGAAAAGTATATCGTTCGAATGCTATTCTGCAAAACACTTCTGAAGATACCACCGGAAAAAATGAGCCGTCTGTTGACACTCAAGAAAAGAATGACGGGGAAAATGGGAACGATGAAGTGACGATTAAAGCCGCTGATAATGGCACTTTATTCGATTTTAAGAGTTTGAATAGCTGTTTCGAGAATAAATAACTTAAAATTTAAATTTTATGCCAATTAGAAAATTTACAGTATCAGATTTTAATCTGAAAACGGACGGCTTGCCGGCAGAACAGAAGGCGTTTATGGAAAACATCGTCGGCATGATGTGTGAAGTAGTAAACAAGTCCCTTGAAGGAATTGCATCACCGGATGAGGTATCAAAACAGTTTGACGATATTAATAAATTGCTGAAATCCTATGACAATGAGAAGTTTCAGCAATTGGTTAAAGACAATGAAGAACTCGTTGCCCAGGTAAAGACCCTTGGAGAAAGTATTGAGAAAATGAAACAAAAGGGCTTGTCTATGAATGCTATCAACAAGTTCGATGAGAAGTTGAACGAGATGCTTGATTCTGAAAAATTCAGAGATTTCGCAGAAGGAAAAACACGCAAATCAGGAGAATTTGACGGCTTCTCCTTGAAAGATGTCGTTTCCATGACTGACAATTACACCGGTGATTTGTTGATTACTCAACAACAGAAACGTGTTGTGACTCAGGTTGCCAACAAAAAGTTGCATATGCGTGATGTATTAACGACGCTGACAGCTGATCCTGCATATCCTCAACTCGCCTATGCGCAAGTATATGCTTTCAACCGCAATGCCCGTTTTGTAACAGAGAACGGTCGTTTACCGGAATCAAGTATCAAGGTAAAAGAGATACAGACAGGAACTAAGCGCCTTGGTACTCATATCCGTATCTCAAAACGTATGTTGAAATCAAGAGTGTACATTCGTTCCTACATCTTGAACATGCTTCCTGAAGCTGTTTGGATGGCAGAAGACTGGAACATTTTGTTTGGTGACGGTAATGGTGAGAATTTGCTTGGTATTATTAATAATACTGGGGTGACTTCTGTAGAGAAGATTATTAGTACAGCCATTGTTACAGGTGCCGCTGGTGCTGTAAAAGCTATTACCGGATATAACGGTGATAAGGATGTGATTGTAGAGTTTGCAGAACCACAGGATTTGATTCTTGATGGAATGAGTATCACGTTCGCTGGCGCCGCTGTTCTTACAGAACTGAACAAAACACACGCTCTTGTGAAAATGGAAGATGGTCGTATCCTTATTCCTGGTGTCGCGTTCTCCGGTGCTGAAACGGCTACGGATAAAATGACATTCAGTGTTCATGAAGCCGGCTTTAAGAACATTGAGGAACCCAACTCTGAAGATGTAGTGAAAACAGCTTTCGCCGCAATGACATATGCCCAGTATTTTCCGAATGCTATTATTCTTAATCCAATGACTGTTAACGGTATGGAATCAGAAAAAGATACGACAGGACGTAATCTTGGTATCGTTAAAATGGTTGATGGGGTGAAATATATTGCCGGTCGTCCGATTATCGAGTATGGTGGTATTCTTCCAGGTAAGTATCTTTTAGGTGACTTTAACCAAGCCGCAAATTTGGTTGATTATACCACTTTGACACTTGAATGGGCTGAAGATGTGGAGACCAAGCTTTGCAATGAGGTTGTGCTGATGGCACAGGAAGAAGTTATCTTCCCGATTTATATGCCGTGGGCTTTCGCTTATGGGGATTTGGCCGCATTGAAGACTGCAATAACTAAAGCGTAGGATTATGGATTACATACTTAGAGGTAACGATAAGGATGTAACCAATGTGCTTAAAGAGCAACGCATTCGGATTAATAGAGGGATGATTCAACTCATCCCTATTTCCGAATGTGGTCTTGTTACAGAAGAAGATGCCCGAAAGACATTGGAATGTATGCTTGCAGAGAAAAATGAAGAGATTGGCAGGCTTACTGCATCCATTGCAGAGAAAGATAAGACAATTGTTGAACTGACAGAAGAGCGTGAAACAATGAAAGCTCGCATTGCAGAACTTGAAGTACAGGTGCCTTCTGATGAAAAGAATCTTCTGGTTGCCGATTCAAAAGATTTGCAAGAGGAAGATGCCAAGGAGGTAACTGTTACAGATGATAAAGCCGTTTCCGTGGAAGATGAAAAGAAAACCGGGAAAGGCAAGACTTCTAAATAACTATCGCTATGTTGATTGATGTTTCATATTTTATGTCAGGTCCCAGGCATATTGAGAATGTTTCGGTCGCTGAAATGCCTTCGCCCCAATCTCTTGCTGTGAATGAGGTGATAAATGGGTATATTAAGGCATTTCAGCCCGAATTTCTCCGGAATGTTGTTGGTGTGACTCTTTCCCAAGCTATCACAGATTATTTGGAGCTTATTGAACGGGAAAAGGAAGATTCTTCAGATGAAGTTGATATTTCAGAAGAGAAGGAAGCCCCCCAGTCCGGATATGCAGTATTATGCGAGAAGCTGTGTGAACCGTTCGCTGACTATGTCTTTTATCATATTCTTCGTGACGCAAACACTCAGGCTACAATAACCGGGCTTGTCCGTTTGAAATGTGCTAATGAATATGTAGCTCCTTTGAAGAGACAAGTAAGCACATGGAATAGCATGGTAGAGAAGAATAAACAGTTTGTTGAATGGGCTATGTCGAATGATTGTCCTTTCGATGTGCAAATAACCAAGAATCTTTTGACCCCAATTAATGCTTTCAATTTATGATAGATTTAGATATAACAGAACTGTTTGAGGAGATTGTAAAGGAACTTCCAGAAGGGCTTGAAATCCTCTATCCAAATGGGAAAGGGGGAACTAAAGTTGTGAAGTCCCCAAGGTTGAATTACATCTTCGGTAGCAGTCAATATATCAAAGATATTTTAGATGAATACAGTAAGTCTTCTGCCCAGTCTGAAAGGAAGTTTCCGTTGGTTGCACTATTCACTCCAATTAGTGAGGATAGAGGTGACGCGGATTATTTTTCAAAAGCAAAGGTTTCGTTAATTATAGCATGTTCTTCTTGTAAAGAGTGGAGCAATGAGATGCGCAGAACCACATCTTTTAAAAATATCCTTCGGCCAATCTATAAACGTTTATTGGAAGTATTATATGAAGATTCTCGGTTCGACTGCGACTATGACGAAAAAGTGAAACATAGTTATTCAGAAAACTATTCATATGGCAGATACGGAGCCTATACAGATTCCGGTGAGGCTGTGAGCGAGCCGATTGATGCCATAAATATACGCTCGATGGAAATAAAAATTAATAATCTTAATTGTAGAAGAAAATGAGAAAGATTAGAACGTGTAAGGGTTCCCGGATGAACACTGGTAGTTCTGCTTGTAGCATTGACTGGAAAAAAGTCAAAGGTGCTATCTTGACAGAACATGGTGTCAAACTCCCTGCTGATATAACAGGTGAGAAGTTGCTCGAATTGTGCCATGCAGACCGTCCCGGGCGTATTTACCCTATTTTGCCATTCCTGGAGTATGCCAAGAATGGTGGAGAGCCCCAAGTTAATGCTGTAGGGTACGGTGCAAGTGAATACAACGGGCTTAGCGCTCAAACAGACACCTTCACTTTGAAGAAATTTGATGAGGTTTTGAATGCCCAGCTTCTGAAATGTGCCAATAAAGGATGGGACGTTTACTTTTGGAATCAGGATAATATGTTGATCGGTTATAATGATGACACTGATATCCTTGCCGGTATTCCGATGTCTACTGTTTACCCGACCGTGACACAGTACCCGACCAGTAGTGCTAAGTCTGCGATGACTGTTAGTTTTTCACATGAAGATGTGGAAGACAGCCAATTGCACTTTGACTACGTGCAGTTAGACTTCAATCCCAAGAATTTCGTTAAAGGCTTGGTTGATGTTGTGCTTCAAAAGTTGGAGACTGAAAATACCTACAAAATTGTCGAAGTTGTTGGTGGTTATGACCGTACAGAAGAATTTGGCAGTCTTATTGCTGATGGTGCTGCTGAAGTTATGAATAACGTAACTTCTGCTACATATTCGGATGGTATCATTACCATTGTTCCTAAAGCCGGGGCGGTTCCTTCGTTGAAAGCTCCTTCTGTATTGTATGAAAAAGGAATCAGAGGTATCGAGCAGGTGTCATGAAAGTAGATAATGTTACGTTCGTCGAGGTTGCTGTGAAGGGCATGACGAAGGAAGAGTTTATTAATGCACACATTAAAGTCGTGTGGCAGGAACTGAAGGAAGCTGACCGCAAGAAGAAGCTCTCGGAAGTGTACGATGCGATAACTAAGTAACCGACGGGCTGGGGTGTGATTACAGCCCGGCCCGTTATATTTTTACTGTATGGCAGATTTTGATGAATTACATAGAGTTATTCATTCCATTGCATCCGGGTTTAAAGAGGAATGTATTAGGTGTATGGAAGAACATAAGAATGTGCTCGTTGATTGCATTCAGGAGCAATTATATTCCGGTCTGGACGGTACTGAACATCTATTGAATCCTGATTATGATACTGACACCTATTTTAACGAGCCCGGTCCCTGGCAGAACCGTGCGGAACAATATAAACGATGGAAGGAGAGGATAACTCCACCTCTTAGAAGTGAGATGCTTTATTTGCCACCGCGTCCGGTTGAGGTACCTAACCTTTTTATTACTGGTACTTTCTATGATAGCATAACTGCCGATAGAATTGATTCCGGGCTTCGATTCTCAACGAAAGGATTTACGGACGGTAGCTCTATTGAGAAGAAATACGGTGAGCTGATTTTAGGTATTGGTGATACAGCTAAAGAGTACTTTAATATTATGTATCTCCGTCCCTGGATGGAACGTTTCTTTTCAGAATGTGGATATCGGTAGAAAATGGCTTGTAGTTGCGAAATAAGAAAGATGCAGAGTGAACTGGAACGTATCAGCGAGCTTGCAAAGAAAGCGGCTGTCTTGGACGGCTGCGTGTATGTCGTTTATCAGAAAGAAGATGGTACCTATGCTTTTGATAAACTAGGAGATGAAATAAAAGGAAAGATTGTTGAATATAGACATTACCTGTAATTATGGATTTAAAATTGAAAGATTTCGTTGATGAGAACGACTTGCAGAAATTGGTAGAGCTTGATAATACTATTGAGCGTGTGAGAGCTGACTATGTTAATGCAGCCAAAGAATTAGCAAAAGGTTTGAAACTAAATGTAGAAGGCGTTGCTGATCTTGAAAAGTTGAGTAATCTTTATAATACTCAAGCAAAAACGGCTGGTTCTGCATCTGCTGAATTAACCGAGGCTCTTAGAAAACAGTCTGAAATAACTCAAACTGTCAGTAAGAAGATAGAGGAAAAGCTAAATGTAGAGAAATTATCTGCTGCTGAACTGAAGAAACTAACCAAGGCAAACTCGGATAATGCTGCGTCCTTGGAAAAGGCTGCTAAAGCGGAAGCTAACTTGACAAAAGCGCAGAATGCCGGTAATACTACTCGTAAGAAAGCTGTTTTATCTGAAGAAGAACGTTTAAAACTTATCAGAACTGCTATTACCTTGACTAATCAGGAAGTACATAGCCGTTCACAAGCAAAGGAAATGAATAAGCAGCTGCAAAAGGCTGTTGATGTTTTGAAAGATACGGATGAAAACTATATTCGTACACTTGCCCGTCTTAATTCTACTATTGGAATCAACACTGATTACATAAAGCGAAATTCCGATCGATATAGTCAACAGAAAATGACAATTGGTGCATACCGGGAAGAAGTAAAGGCTGCATGGGTTGAGATACAGAACGGTAATAAGTCCATGCAGAATATGGGTATTATTGCCCGGAATGCCGGTAGGATGCTTAATACAGAGCTTGCTCCTGGGTTAAGTAAAGTTGGTGCTGGTTTAAAAGGGTGGGCAGCTGGATATATTGGTGCACAAGCTGTTGTTAGTGGAGTTGTTGCTTTATTTACAAAACTGCGTGAAGGAGTAGGTGATATTGTTAAATTTGAATTAGCTAATAGTAGGCTTGCTGCAATATTAGGAACCACTTCTGATAAAGTGAAGGAGTTAACTGCGGATGCTCAACGTTTGGGTGCTACAACGAAATACACTGCATCCGAAGCTACGGATTTGCAAATAGAACTTGCTAAACTAGGTTTTACTCGAAAAGAAATATTAGATGCAACAGAGCACGTTCTAAAATTTGCACAAGCTACCGGGGCAGAATTAGCAGATGCGGCTTCATTGGCAGGTGCTTCTCTTCGTATGTTTAATGCTGATACAAGAGAAACTGAAAGATATGTGTCTGCGATGGCTGTCGCAACAACCAAAAGCGCATTGTCGTTTTCATATCTCGCTACTGCATTACCAATTGTTGGACCGGTTGCAAAAGCCTTTAATTTCAGTATTGAAGATACTTTGGCTTTGTTGGGTAAATTATCGGATGCCGGCTTTGATGCTTCAATGGCTGCTACTGCTACCCGTAATGTTTTTCTAAATTTAGCTGATAGTAATGGAAAGCTGGCAAAGGCGTTAGGTAAGCCCGTTAAAACATTGCCTGAGTTAGTTGAAGGATTGAAATCGCTAAAAGAAAAAGGGGTAGACTTGAATACTACTCTTGAATTAACTGATAAGCGTAGTGTTGCCGCTTTTAATGCCTTTCTCACCGCTGTTGATAAAATATTACCACTTAGAGAACAGATTACTGGTGTAGAACGTGAATTGGGCGATATGGCTCACACGATGGGAGATAATGTTCATGGAGCTCTTGCTAACTTATCTTCAGCATGGGAAGCGTTTATGCTTTCTTTCTCCGAGTCAACGGGACCTGCTAAGGAGTTTCTTAATTGGATGGCTGATAAAATAAGAGGTATCGCCAATGATTTGAAATCTCCTGAAGAAAAAATAGAAAAGATAGATTATAATTTTAGAACACTTGCAAAAAAAGATGCGAACAAAAAGTTATTGGAAGTAGAAAAAGATTTTCAGGCAGAATATAAGAGGCTTATTGATGCTGGTGATACAGAGGAACAAGCATACACAAAAGCTGTTATTCAAATGAAAAATAAACGTATTGAAGTAACGGCCCAAGAGAGAGAAGCTTTAAAACGGATGAAAACTCGTGCTCAATATGCAACATCAGAGTTTGAAGATATGTCTTGGATAAAGAATGGTGCTGCTAAAATGTTTGGCTATTACACATCGGAAGCAGAAAAAGCGGATAAGGCTCAGTTGGAATTTTCTAAAAACTTATTCAAAATAGCATCTAGCGATGAGTTTAATCGTGGACTTGATGTGATTGCAGAAAAGTTCCGTCCAAAGGGTAACAACAAAAATGGTTCAGGTATAACAGTCCTTACTGATAAAGAAAAACGTGAACAGGAAAAAGCTCTCAAAGAGAAGCTGAAAATTCATGAAACTTATCAGGAGTCAGAACTAGCTCTTATGGATGAGGGACTGGAGAAAGAACTTGCTAAAATTGGTGTTGCTTACTCGAAGAAGATTGCTGCCGTCAAGGGTAATAGCAAAGAGGAAATTGCTACACGTCAGAATTTAGCTAAGGAAATGCAGGAAAAGCTAGATGAGTTTACTATTAAGTATAATTCTGACCGTGAAAAGAAGGATGTTGAGAACGCTCTTGCTGTTGTAAAAAAGGGGTCCCAGGAAGAACTTGATTTGAAATTGCACCAGTTGGAATTGCAACGTGAAGCAGAAATTGATGCAGCGGAGAAAACAGGTGAAGATGTAATATTGATAGATGAAAAATATGCTAGGAAAAAACAAGAGATTTACGGAAAGTATGCTTCTGATCAGGTAGCATTGATTGCGGAAAATGCAGCCCATGAGCAAGAGATACGTGACGCTGCGTATGTAATGGATATGCTTGCTCTTAAAAAGAAGTTAGCATCCAAGCTAATAACAGAAGAGCAATATGCGATAGAGGAATACAATTTACAACTTGAATATGCACATAAGACTACTGAAGCAGCGATTGAAGCTTTGGAACTGGAATTAACCGTTGAAAATATTACTGCTGAAGAACGTACTAAGATTGTTACTCAGTTGTATGTTTTGAAGGCTGCTCTCGCTAAAAAGGAGGCAGAATTACAGATAAGTGCTATTCAAAATATTACTAAAGCTGAAGATAAAGCGTTAAAAGAACGCCAAAAGAATCTCAAAAAATGGTTGCAAACTGCATCACAAGCTGTAGGGACTATTGGAAATCTTGTTTCTACACTTTATGATGCTCAAATTGATAAGATAGAGGAAGAGCAGGATGCTAATGATGAAAAATATGACAAAGATGTTGAACGGGTTGATAAACTGGCAGAGTCAGGTGCTATTTCCGAAGAAGAAGCAGAAGCACGTAAACGTGCTGCAAAATCTTTGACAGAAGCAAAAAATGCTGAACTAGAAAAACAAAAACAAGAAATGGCGCGTAAACAAGCCATTTGGGAAAAGGCGACTAGTGTTGCCCAAGCTGGAATAGCCACTGCACTGGCAATAACTGAAGCTTTACCGAATATTCCTTTATCTATTGTTATTGGTGCCATGGGAGCAATTCAGGTTGCAACTATTCTTGCAACTCCTATTCCTTCCTATGCAGACGGTACTAAAGGTAATGATAGGCATCCTGGCGGTACCGCTTTAGTTGGTGATGCTGGTAAGCATGAAGTTATTATGTATTCCGGAAAAGCATGGATTACTCCTGCTACTCCAACTTTAGTTGATATTCCTAAAGGTGCACAAGTCTTTCCTGATGTTGATAAGATAGATATCTCTAATTTTGATATGCCGGATTGGGACTTTCCTACATTTTCACCGACATATTTTGCATCTTCTTCCGGTGACACCATTGTTTTCAATGATTATTCCCGGTTAGAAAAAAGGGTTGATAGAACAAATCTCCTTTTAATGAAGAGTCTAAAAATGCAACGTCAGGATGCTTCCAACCGTGAATTTGAACTGTATAAGTTATCTAAATTGAAATAGCTATGATTGAAAGATTAAATCAGATAACCTTGAATGATTTCATTGAACTTTCATGCGGAAACTATGCTTGTTTGCTTTCGGACTGCAAATCTATGTCCGAAAGCACGCTTAAAGAAATAGCGTCTAAATTACTTGTCGAATACAGAAGTATTGTTAATCCCTCAAGTATGAAGGCTATGATAATGGACAAAGAGGATATGGTGAAGGAATGTGCCAAACTATTGAGTCTTCGTATTTGTCAGGCTCTTGTTTCTCTTGGCTTTTATGATGATGTTCGTCAGGTATTGGGTCAACTAAATGTAGATACTCAAAATATGAGTGATGAACAAGTAATATCGAAGATTGATTATTTACTTCATTCTGCAATTTTTGAGCAAAAACGGAATGAGGAGAGACGCAGTGAGGAACATAAAGGAAATAAGGTTACTCCTAAACAAATTCGTTCTTCTTTCGATGCCGAGATTGCTTTTCTAATGACATTCTTTAAAATGAGTATAGATTCTCGTGTAATTAATGCTGCTGTCTACGCAAATATCGTTCATCAAGCTGATGTTGAAATATCAATCAGAAAAAGAAGCACATGATAATATTGGGCATTACATATATGCTGTAATTCGATTAATTTTTAATTAAAGCGAATTATTTCATACAGTCGTTTGTACATCTCTTTTGGAATCACAAACGACTTTTTTATGAATAAAAAAAAGAGCATCCATTGTATAAATAGGCATTTATACAATGTTTTATTGTCAGAATTACGTACATTAGAGACGAAGTGTAATCGGATAACAGCAGAGGTGTCCGAGGTAAAAAAAATGATTGCCTTATTGCCCCCCGATATAGGCACTCTTATTAGTTCAATCGAGCGTTCTGCTAAGGAAATGCACGAGCAAAGTATCATGCACCGGGAATACGTGGAAAGGTGCATTAATGGCGAACCGAAGATACACCTAATAAGGAGGGCTGACAATGGACTTTGAAAAGGAATTATCAGAAATATATCCTTGGATATTAAAGGTGGCAAGAAAATTCTGCTGTTCCATGCAAGATGCTGAAGACTTAGCCGGTGATACAGTTTATAAGCTACTTGTGAATCGTGATAAATTTGATTGTTCTAAACCACTTCAACCGTGGTGCCTTATTATAATGAGGAATACTTATATAATAAGATACAATAGAAATTCCCTTATACATTTTACAGGGCTTGATATGGTAGACGGAAGTGCCATTTCTAACTGTACAGCTCATTCAATACTGTTTGATGATTTGGTTTCCACAATACAACGGTGTGCTAAAAAATCCCGTTGTATTGATAGTGTGATGTATTATGCTAGTGGATATTCTTATGATGAGATAAGTGAAATCCTGAACATTCCTGTTGGAACTGTAAGAAGTCGTATTTCTTCTGGCAGGAAGCTTATACTTCAAGAAATAGGATAATAATGAGTAAGGTTTCAAAATGGTAACTTATATATGCTCATAATAACCTGCAAAGTGTTCTGAATTACAAAATTTGAGGGTCTTTATATTTGTAAATTTATAGCAATAGAATGAATTATGGAAGTATATTCTATGTGGATATACAAAAAAAACTTATATTTGTAATATATCCGAGTTTAATGCTATTGGGTGAGTTGGTGAATAAATTATTGTTGGATTAATAGATATATTTTTGAAAAGAATAGATATGAAAGATTTTTGGAATGACTATAAAATGATAATATTAGTGATATTATCACTATTGATTTTTTCTTTTGTATTGATGTTGAGAGAAGAAGAACTTGTTAATAATATAGGAATAAGCCTTTTTGTAAATGTGAGCACGACTGCTCTGACAGTTTTGGTAATTGATAGATTATATCGAAGAATTGAAGTTAGAAAGAAAAAACCGCTTGAGTTTGCGGCATATAATGATGTAACTCTTTGGTGTAATAAATTTATTAGCTTTTGGCAAACGGCTTACCGTGATTGTGGATATTATGCCCCTAAAACAGATAAAGGTATTTTCTTGGAAGATGAATTTCGAAGAATTTATGATTCTTTGCAACTTGATGCTATTGCTCCTGTTACCCCAAAAATATCTTGGGAAAGATATTTACTTTCCGAGAATCAAAGAATGATAGATGGAGGAAGAGAAATTCTAGTGAAATATGCATATTACATTCCTCCTGAAATATATAAGGTAATATATCAGTTAATTGATTCTCCATTTATATATACAATTTGCAATATACCGGCAATAAAATTGTCAGATATTGAATTTAAAACAAATAGGAAGAATGTATTAGGAGCATATACGGCTAAACCTAAACAAGCAGAATTAGATTTATTTTTAAAAGTTCATGGTTGGTGTTTTACTAAACATAAGGAACTAGGGAAACTATTTAAAGGGGTACGTACTGTTTCTGCATTAATATAATTGTTTTTATAATGCATATTTAACCTGTAGAACATTTCTATGACATTTTAAAAGGGAAAGATTAGTATGTAGGACATTGAAAAGTCCTTTTTATTCCTTGGTATAGATATTGTTTTGAAAAACAGATAGTTATATTGCATTTTAGCAAAGCATGATTTTCAAGAATTTAGCCAATCGGGAAACCGGTTGGCTTTTTCTATATATTTGCTCGTGAACGTTCAAAAGGAGTTAAAATGCTTTGTAAATATGTACTTACCGTTGATAGTATTTCTTATGATATTCCCAAATCTTGTATTCAGAATTGGGATGAAATAAAGTTTTCCCGTAAACGCTCCGGACTTGAAGGAATAACTAGAACCTTTACTTCAAAATTCCAGTTTGTGGGAGAAGCCTATGATCTCATATTGGAGGAGTATTTGAGCAAATACCTGGCTTCTAATGCTAGTATCACTGTTTATACTATAACTAATTCTCATACTTATGAAGAATTCTTCAGTTGCCGACTGGATTTCGGTTCATTGACCTATGATGGAAATACTGTTTCTATTAATTCGATAGATGATAGTGTCGCTAATATCATAAAGGCTAACAAAGGAACGCAGTACGAATATTCGGTAGATGAGATAAAAGATGTATATCAGCTTTATTATGATAGACTACCGTTTAATTACTACGCGAACTATATATGTGGTGGATACTCTTTAGAAGATGGAGGGCAATATGTTGATTTCTCAAGAGATATAACAGGAAAAACTATATTCCAGTCTCTTCCATTGGAAGTCGTAGAAAAAGACTTACCAGAATCAGATAGTCCTGTAGAAATAAATTCTGTGACTTTAGATACTTCTGTACCTGCTTTTTTAAGGGCGCATAAACCAGTCAAGGTATATATAACTCCCGAATTCAACTTTTATTTAGGCAGAGGAGATGTAATGTTGACACTTGCTAAAGTTGATGGGAACGGTACCACAAGCACTATTGCGAGTTGGATAAATACCGATTATTCAGGAAATACACATACAACAGAAAAAGACACTTATAGACCCGAACAATATCGGGATGTTTATGCAATAGACCTTCAAGATGGTGAATGTCTTCAATTTGTCATACATGATCCGATAGGTAATATGAATGTTAACGGACCTGGAAAGGTGTATTTTTCTAAATATTCACTACAGGTTAAATGGACTTCAATAGCATCACCTATCAATATAGATGTGGTAAAACCTATTACTGTTCTGAATAGTTTGCTCAAAAGTATGAATGGTGGTAAAGGGGGTATAAAAGGCGAGATAGCTTCCGGTGTAGACAATCGGTTGGACAATTGCCTTATTTTGGCTGCCGAAAGTATTCGTGGGATATTGTCTGCTAAATTATATACCTCATATACGAAGTTTGTAGACTGGATGGAAGCCTGTTTTGGCTTTGTTCAGAAGATTGAGGGGGATATTGTAAAGTTTGTCCATCGTGACAGCTTATTTACTTTTAATGGTAATAAGAATATATCAAGAAGCATTTCAGATTTTCAATTTAAAGTAGACAGTTCTAGGATATATGCACGAGTTAAAGTTGGTTATGATAAAGTTGATTATGAATGCTTGAATGGTCGTGATGAATTTCGATTTACTGCTGAATATACTACTGGATTGCAAGTAACAGACAATACACTAGAGTTAGTGAGTCCTTATCGTGCAGATGCTTATGGCTTGGAAATCGTGTCACAGAAAAGGGGAAGTAGTTCTACTGATAACGAAAGTGATAATGATGTGTTTATCGTTGGCGCAATGCTCGCTTATAATAAGGTTATTGGGAAAGCGGAATATGTACTAGAAAGGAATGCGGATTGGAAGATTGCAGGTGTTCTAAATCCTGATGCAATGTTTAATGTTATGTATTGGCAGAAAGCTATGTTGAAAGCTAATGCTAAGTATATTGGCATGTTCGCTGATTCTCTTCATTATGCTTCTTCGGATGGGAATAGCAATGTTATAGTCAATGATGTGAAATTAACTGATGACTTTATACTTGAAGAGCATTTGGTCACTTGTGGAGATGTTTCATTTACAACCTTTGATGAGGATATTCCACAAACAGATGATGGAACGATTAAGATTCAAAAAGGTGGCCTTGTTTACGAAGGTTACATCAAAGAGGTGAGTAGTGTGGTTGAGAGAAATGAGGGAGTGAAGTATGATTTATTTGTCCGTTCAATAACAAAAGCCTAGAATATGATTATAAGCCCGTTTACCCCACTGTTTTTTTCTCCGTCTACCGATAAGTTTGGAGCGAAGAGCAAATATGTGCAGTTATTTGCACGTACAGACCGGATTTTTGTTGAATTGATTTTGACGCCCAGAGAGCAGGAGCCTATTGTTTACATTAATAATCTTTTAAGTAATATATCTACACCTGTATCATTAAGCTCATGGAAGATGAATGATGATAAGATTCTTTATTTCTATAACATTTCATTGCTTCCATGTGGATACTATACTGTAACAGTTAATGGGAATACGAGTGAGATTTTTAAAGTTACGGACGATGAATGTGAGTTATCAGAAACCAGCCTTATTCAGTATTCAATGAAAGATAATAAGCAGCGTCTTGATGCTGTCTGGTGGATAGATGGGATGCAATACTTTTTTGATTTTCGCGTTCCTGGTGGTTTCAAAGATAACGGATGGACGTTCGGTGTGGATAATGAGCAGTTCGTGACCTCTGATGAGGATATTGTTGAGCTATTCAGCCACGAATATACAACAGTATTATTCACGCTTGGAAATGGGATGGGATGCCCTGTGTGGCTTGCTGAATTATTGAATCGTGTCTTATGCTGTAATTACGTCTACTTTGATGGTGTTCGATATACCAGAAAGGAAAGTAATGTTCCGGAACTTAACCAGCAAATAGAGGGATTGAAGAGTTTTGTGTTCAATCAAATGTTACAGAAGGTAAGAACGATGAATCCTGTTTTGGAATGGAATAACCAGCTTGCTATGAGGTGTGTACAAAGCGGTGCTTATAGGATAGCAGATGATGAAGGAATGCGTAGTATCAAGTATGGTTCAGAAAGTGGGGTTGCAGAGGTCGGAGCATATATCAATATGACTAAGGCTATTCCTAATACTGGAGTTTCTATTAATAGTGATACTATGGTTACTGTCAACAGTATTCATCACCCAGGTGTTGATGAAAATTCATATTGGGATTTGATTGCAATCAAGACGACTGACATAGATAACAAGTATATTGGTAGAAGAGGTTACGGTAAACTTACAGTTAATGGACTGGATAGACTAAAGAACGATTTGGACAACGGTTCGATAAATTTGCGTGCTGTACTATATAAAGGAGATTCGTATACTAACCTCATTGAAGGGAGTGTAATCAGTAGGGATGGTGTATGTGTCTTGAAAGGTATTAACGGTGGAGATATTGGTGCTCTGAAGGAGTTCCAACTTTATCTTGATAATGTCTATGATTGCGACATAGATAATCTTGGTATGACCATTGAGCTTGTATGGGTATATGAAAATGATTAAAAAAGAGAATTATGACAGAAACAGAAAAACAACAGATTATTAGCCTTGTGTTACAAGCGTTGAAGACAAACAGTCTTACAATAGAGCAACTGACTGATACAACAGAGCTATCCAAAGATATGTACGTTGAAGTTAGTGGCGGTCGGAAAATATCTATTGATTTACTTTCAAGTACCATTGCTAAAATGGTGAATGGTGATTTTGATGCATTAGTGGAGAATGTCAATAAGATTGCAAAAGATTTATCGGATGGAGACGCCGAGTTATTGAAACGTATAACAGGAGTGTCTGATAAATCCAATCCTTTGACTGACCCATTTAAAAGTATTGGCTCTTTTACTACTATTGGTAGCTTTAAAGATAAATTAAAAACAATGTATTCCGGGGATTCTTCTATTGGGAATTATCGGTGTATTTTGTCTGTTGATTCGTCTAAGATTCCTGTAAATATACAAATTGAACGGTTGGAGCTTAATAAGGTTTGTCAATCATTCACTTCGTGTATACAACTGGCTACCATGTCAGACAATGCCGAAGGTGTATATTTAGGTACAGTTTGTACAATCTCACGAATAGGTATTGTTTCCAATGAGAGTGTTGCATGGGGCAAATGGACTTCTGTAATAAATGACTTTGAGGAAAGGATAGGAAAAGCGAACGGTATCGCTCCTTTGAACGAAGAAAGTAAAGTTCCTTCTGAATGTCTGCCTGAACCGTTGTCTCTTGGGGAAGGTGAAGAAGAAGCTTTCCCCGGCAACCGTGGAAAGTCTTTGGAAGATACAATGAAAAATATCCCTTCCGATATAATCAAACCGGGTTCTTTCTCCGTCCTGTCTGACGCTTCCTATCTCGATGTGTATTTTAAGAAAGTGTCCAAAACAACCGGTAAAGAAACGGATGACAGCTTCCGTCTGCCTTCTGCTACCCTTGAACAAGCCGGCCTTTTGTCCGCCGAGGATAAGCAAGCCCTTGAGGATATGAAGAGCGGCACGCCCGCTGACGATGTAACACACCCCATCGTCATTGTTGATGAGATCCGCCCATTGAAAGACGGCTACTATACCCTTGAAACCGCTATTGCCGCCATTGTCTCCTATCAACAGGAATCTGGCGTCAAATATGAGCGAACGGGTCTCATCATTACTTACAAAACAGGCGAGTATGAAATGGAAACCCGGCAGTTCCAGGGTGCTGTGTCCGATTTTGCGACCCCTTCTCTTTGGAAACCCTTCGGGAATGGTGGTGGCGGTTCCGTTTTTGAAACTTCCGATGAACCGGCGGAAGGGGGAAAGGACGCCTTTTCAACTGGTGGCGCCTATGCCTATGTTCCGGCTAACCTCGACGTAAACGTGGAAACAGAAGGCATTGTAAAACTTCAGATGAAGAACGCTGCCGGTGAAACCCTTGGCGATGAAGTGCAGTTCGCTATCGGCACGGGTGGCGGCGGTCAAACTGGTGGTACCATTGTTGCCATTGCTTTCCAGTCGACACCTGTCTATGGCTCTTACGGCTCCACGCTACGAACCTTTGCCGCCATTCGTTCCGTGACCTCGAACGGTGTCGAATCCTCTGACAACCTGATTGAGAAACTGGAACTCGTAGACCGTGAAAGCGGGCTTACCGTCTGGACTGAAACCGTCAACAAAGCATCTTCCGGTGACATGAAGGACTTCTCCTTTGAACTGGACTTCACCACATACTTTACGGCTGCCGGTACTCGGAAATTCAAGCTGATAGCCACTGACGAAAGCGGCAACACCGGTTCCAAGAATGTCAATGTAACAGCTGTTGATATTACCTGTACCTGTGTGCAGGTGCTCAACTATACCCCTGAAACTCTGCTTACTCCGACAACTGAAAGTTTCAGCCTTCCACTCTATAAGTTCGGAAACAACACCTCTGATAAAGGTATCAGTGCCCAGGTTGACATCAAGATTAATGGTGAATGGCAATCCCTGTCTACCACCGTTGTAAATGACAACTACTCGCACTCCGTTGTAATCCGCCCTGCTTCCCTCGGCCTAGAACACGGTACCTATCCCTTGCGCATCCAAGGAACGGATGTCGCATCCGGAGTGAAAGGAAATGTCATCTACACGGCTGTCATGGTAATTGACCCGAATAGTTCCACACCTCTTGTCGCCTTGAGATACGATGATAAAAACGGTGGAGTAGTCCGACTGTACGAAACCGTAGAACTTGATGTTGCCTGTTATGACCCGTTGGAAATGACTTCACCCGTCAGCGTGAAAGCCAATAACGTGCAGGTAACACAAATTGCTGCCAGTCGTAACAAAACCTATCAGGTCAAACAACAACTGCAGGGCTACAAGGCTGACGGCACCGATACGGTCAACTATACTGCCGTATGCAAGGACGTGACTAGCGAACCTGTCCGGGTGACAGTTAGCGGTTCCGCCATTGACGCCGCCATAAAAGAAGGCGCCATCTATAACTTTGACTTCTCATCCCGTACCAATCAGGAAACTGACCATAGCATTGTCAGCGGTAATTATGAAATGAAAGTGGACGGTGCCAACTGGACTACCAACGGTTTTGGCACATTCTTGGGTGAGAACTGCCTTCGCGTAGCCGAGAATGTGGGCGTGTCATTAAACCATGCCCCGTTTGCCGGCTCGTCCATCGAATCCAACGGTGCCGCCATCCAGTTCGCTTTCGCTTCCAAGAACGTGACCGATGATGATGCCCTGCTCCTTAGCTGCTATGACGAAACGTCCGGTGCCGGCTTCTATGTCACCGGCCGGGTGGTCGGCATCTTCTGTAACAATGGCGTTTCCCGTCGTGAAGAACGCGCCTATCGACAGGGTGAAAAGATAACCGTAGCCGTGGTTGTTGAACCTGCAAGCAACTACGTTGAACGTGACGGCACACGGTATTCCATGATGAAACTCTTCCTCAGCGGTGAGGAAGTCGCCTGCCTTGGTTATGTTCCGGGCGGCGGCTCCCTGATTCAGACCAAGTATATAACGATGGATGGCAAACTGGGTGATTTGTATCTTTATTACATGATGGCCTGGAACTCCTATATGGAATGGGCACAGGCGTTCAAGAACTACCTTGTCCGTCTGACCGATACAGAGGTAATGGTGAAGGAATACGCCTTTGAGGACATCCTTAAAAGCCAGACAGCCGAGGGTAGTACCCAAAGCCGCCCGTCGGCTGCCGAAATCTATTCACGCGGTATGCCTTACATTGTCGAATGCCCCTATGAAGGCTCCGATATAGAAGCACTGGACGGCACCACTTCCACCAGTACGAAGATATACATCACGCTCTATTACTTTGACCCCGAACGCCCGTGGCGTAACTTCAAGGCCGTGAGTGTCCAAACCCGCAACCAGGGAACCACCTCTGCCAAACGCCCGGTAAAGAATAAACGCTACTACCTCGCCAAGAGCAAAGGCAAAAACAAGGACACTCGAATCATATTACTTAATCCGGACGATACGACGGAGGAAGGACGCCGTGCAATAGCCTTGGCTGCCATCAACAAAGTACAGGTCGGTGATAATACAATCCCGGTCGATGTCATTACCGTAAAAGTCGATTACTCCGATTCCGGCAATGCGAACGACTGCGGCGCCTGTGAAATGATGAACGTTACATACCGTGCCTTGGGTGGTAACTATATGACACCTGTCCAACGTGCATTTGACGGAACATTTGACAGCGGTGACTTGCATATCGAAGATTTGCAGATGAACCACTCTACCGCCAATCACCCGGTAGCCACCTATCGGTGTAAGGATGACAGCCTGCAAAACGTCTATTTCCATGCCAAAGGCAACTGGAAAGAAGACAAAGGGGAACAGTTTGCCCTCGGCTTCAAAGATACCCCCGGCTATAACAAAGGTTGCCTGAATTATGGTGACTTCATAGAGTTCTTCGGTACTCCTGACGAAACTTTAGACGCAATTGAGATACGCTTCAAACAGACTGACGGCCTCGATACGGACAGTGTGTACCTGCTTTCCCTGTATTGTGGCAGCTCATACCGGATAATGAGGTACCAGGATGGTGTCTGGAAAAAGCAGTCCGGTTCCATGAAGTATGAAAACGGCAAATGGAATGTCACCGGTGACATCCTGAATCCGGTTGAAGGCTTCGAACTTCTTAACTACCAAGGTATGGACTGGTTTCAGGGCGTCGGTTCTGTTCAGGATATGATGGCCATGAAAACGGACAAGTCCTCATGGGTTCAAAAACTCGTGGATAACGGAACTATCTCTGCTGATACCTTCCCGGCATGGACTTACTACTTTGAATCGCTTGTCGATGATGACCAGCTCGCCATTGATTACGCTTTGGGTAAGAAAGTGCCGTATAACCTCTACCGATGGTTGCGCTTCTGTGATTCCTGCGATTACTCCAAAGGCGGGAACTGGCAAAGAACATGGAAGGAAAACCTGTATAAATACGCCTGCCCAGAAAGTGTCTTGAGTTATGACATCTTCACCGACTACCTTGCCGCCACTGACCAACGCGCCAAGAATATGCAGCCGATGTGGTTCTTGGAAGAGTATGCTTCCGTAACAGACGGTGTGTACAGCTCCGAGGATGCCATGCGCATGTACCTGAATAAAATCTATGACTGTGATACGCTCAATAGCAAGGACAACGACGGTGGTTGCACGGTTGACGCCGAGGTGGACCCCAACCGGACGAGCGATGAAACATTCACTAACCCTTATGCTGGCTACGGCTCCGTTCTGTTTAATAACATCTATCTCCAGCAAGTAGTGTGGACTGACTCATCCGGTACGGAACTCTCCCTGCGTACCGTTGCCGCCGCCATGCGTAACGTTCAGGCGACCATTGACGGCGTCACCCTGCACCCGTTCTCACCCGAAGGAGCTACGCATTTCTTCATTGACAAACGGCTCAAAAAATGGCAGAAACTGGTTAGTTCTTACGACGGTGAACGGAAATACATCTCCTATACCGCCACCTCTGATGCTATTTACTTCTATGCCCTGCAAGGTCTTGGACTTACCGCCCTTCCGTCTTTCATCGAAAGACGTTGGCGTATTCGTGACGGCTATTTCCAAACCGGTGATTTCTTCAGCGGTGTAATTTCCGGGCGCGTATCTTCCAAATCAAACGCCACCATCCGGATTGTCGCTGCTAAAAACGGTTACTTCGGTGTCGGCAATGACGCTAGCGGCAACCTTTCCGAAAGCTGCTTCCTTGAAGCGGGCGAAGAATATGTATTCACCAACTTCTCACATGAGGAAGGCGCCTTGCTGTATATCTATCAGGCTGACCGCATGAAGCTGCTCGACCTGTCTGAAATCTCCCTGTCAAGTACGGTGAGCTTCTCCGCCATGCAACTTGTGGAAACCCTTATCTTGGGCTCTGACACCCATACAGAACAATCCATCGGTTCTTACGCACCGCTTACCTCGCTGAACTGCGGCGAAATGCCCTTCCTCGTATCACTCGATATCCGGAACACACAAATCGCTACGCTCGTCACCGACAAATGCCCACGTATCGCCCATATCAATGCGTCCGGTAGCAAACTGGAGAACATCACTCTTGCAGAGACTTCTCCGATTAATGACATCTCTCTTCCAGCAACAATGACAAGCCTCCGTTTTGTCGGTCTTCCTGAACTGACCTATACAGGTCTTTCCGCCCCGTCCGGCCTGCAAATAGAATCCATGCCGAACGTCCAACGCCTGCGTCTTGAAACGTCGCCTAAACTTGACGCCATTCAGATGCTCCGTGACGTCCTCGCTTCACAAACGGCATCCCGTAAACTTTCCATGCTCCGTATCTCGAACATGACACTGAAGGCTGACGGCTCCGAGCTTCTTGCCATTCTCGAATATGGAGTTGCCGGAATGGATGAGGACGGCAACAGACAGGATAAACCGGTAGTCAACGGCACGTATGAACTGACAGTTATCCGTGAAACGGATGAAATCGAATCCCTTGAATCCGGTATCGACGGCCTTGTCATCCTTACCGTCATAGATGCCTACATCGACCTGATCAACTGGTTCAATAATGAGTCTTATGGCGGAGAACCGTACTACGATAACGTAACGCTGGACAACATCAATGAAGTCCTTGAATATTATAACGGCGAAACCTACGAAGAATATCTCGAACGCTTCGCTGAAGACAATATGGATATTAATGATTTAATCAACAAGTAACTATGACGAATGAACAAAGCGCAACGCTGCTTCGCTTGAATAAACAGGCACAAGTGGCAGCACTGAACGCCGTGGGCTTCTCGGATGTCACCGAGAATTCCCGCGCATCTGAATTTGGACAACGTATCAAGTGGGCCGCCGGTCTGCTTGATCTGCATCTTGCCTGTAATCGTATTTCGGATAACTCCAAGGCATACTTTACTGCTGCCGAATGGAACTCCCTTACGCTCGCTAATAAGCAACTGTATATCAAACGCGGGCTTCGTATCCGTGCCCATGGACACTCCTTCGTAATCGCCGCCCAGGAGTGCTATAATGCCGATATGACTACTACCTTCTATTGGGGCGGTCAGGGTAAAGCCATAGACGGCCTGAACCAAAAAGGACTGGGTGCCATGTACGGCTGCTTCACGGGTGAGGAAGATACCGACCTGATTATCACTGGCCTGAAAGACCAAAACAATAGCGGTGTAATCGGTGCGCCGGCTGCCGAAGCCGCCCGTGCATACCGTGCCTACACTTTGGAAAGTGACGGTATCGAGGATGAATCCAACTGGTTCCTTCCTTCATCTGGCCAAATGCTTCTGATGTACCGCTACCGGGATAAAATCAATGAGATGATGCGTACCTTTTGGAGTAGTGACAGTATGCTGATGACTGATAAATACTACTGGTCATCAACAATTTGGGATACTAACTCCGCCTGGGCGTTCGAACTGAATACCGGGCGTATTACGAATCAAAACAAAAATTCAGCCCTTCTTCATGTGAGAGCTGTTGCTTCCGAATAGTATTAACTTAATATTATACAATAAAATGGATAAAAATATCGCCAACGCCATGCTTCTGCGCTTGAATAAACAAGACCAGATAGAAGCCTTAAAATCAATAGGTTTTACAACCGTGAATGAAAACACCCCCGCAAGCGACATCGCCAAATATATGCAATGGTCAGGTACGCTTCTTGACCTTTCTTTGGCTACGCTTCGGATTGAAGACGGTGAACAAGTCTTTTTCACGGCTTCCGAATGGAACTCCATGAGCGCGAATAATCGCTCCAAGTATATCCGTATCGGCATCCGACTTCGCGCCGAATGCCACCAGTTCATTATCGCCAAAAGCGACTGCGTTGACGCAGGCGGCAATAAAACGTTCAAATGGGGCGGCTACGGTACCGACCTACGCGGCCTGAAAAACTACGGCAATGGTAACCAAGGACTCTATGATACCTTCGACGGAAAGGAAAATACCGATGTAATCCTTGAAACCCTCGCAGGCGTCAAGGACACCCAGGGAACTGTCGGCGCCCCTGCCGCCGAAGCTGCCAGAGCCTATAAAGCCTGTACGCTTGAATCTGACGGAATTGAAGATACAACCGTGTGGAACCTGCCCGCACTGGGCGAACTTATGCTTATGGCCAAGTATAAAACCGAAATCAATGAGCTCATAACTTCTATGTTTGGTAATCAAAATATATTTACAAATGACTGGTATTGGTCTAGTACCGAATGGGACGCTTCCAGCAGTTGGGGCGTGCACTTCACCTACGGCCTCGTCAACGCGTACACCCGCCAGGGCGCGTACCGGGTTCGTCCCCTCGCCGCAATAAACACTTTATCTCTTTAATTCTTTATCCCTTAGAGAGTTAGCTAAATAAAAGCCCCGGTAGGGGCTTTTCAGTTTCACTTTTTTGAGCTAAAATTGTGTTAATTACTTTACAGTTATTAACTTTGCGCCCTCTAATACATACATTAAAATATTAAAAAATTAACATGGCACTTACACAAGACCTTCCTATATCAAATTCGATGTATAAGCTTCTGAATCTTATCATTGATGCCCGGCAACAATTCCCCAAGGCGTTCCGGTATGAATTTGGTACGGAGTTGATGATGCTTGCCGTCCATTGTTGCGAATATATCCGTTATGCAAATACAGATATGAACCTTGAGCACCGTGCAGATTATCTGATGAAGTTTTTGTGTGAGTTTGATGCATTGAAATTACTGCTAAGAGTGTGTGAAGAACGACATTTGACCAGCCTGACTCAAACTGCCGAAATCTGTCTGCTTGCAGAGAGCATCGGTAAGCAAAGTACCGGCTGGTACAAAAAAACGGTTGCAGATCTCCAACGGCAAAAAGCTAACGGATCGCAACAAGTCGCAAAGCCGGAGTCATAATCGCCAAGGGGATTATGAGTGAGCAATTAGAATTATTTATTGGGCATCCCCCCGGTGATGAGCCGGGAAAGACTAAGATAGCGGATGCAACGGCTTCCAGCAGTTGGAACGTGAACTTCAACAACGGCAACGTCAACACGAACAACCGCCAGAACGCGAACCGGGTTCGTCCCCTCGCCGCAACAGGTAATATAATCTATGACATACTTCTTAGCAGTATTTTCGAAGCATCCGAAGATTGTGCCAGGCAGAAAAGAACGAGTACGGATTGTGTTGAGTTCTATAATGATTATCAGTCCGCATTGGTGCGGCTATGGTATTCTATTATTTACGGTGAATATGTACCGGACTTTTCAAAAGTATTCATACGGACTTACCCGGTATATCGGGAGGTTTTTGCCGCCGCTTTCATTGATCGTGTTGTCCATCACTGGATCGCTCTTCGTATCGAGCCGATCTTAGAGGAACGCTTCCGGGAACAAGGAAACGTCTCCAAGAACTGCCGGAAAGGTGAGGGATGCTTGTCTGCCGTGCACTATCTGAATAACATGATAGTCGAGGTCAGTGAGCATTATACTGCCGATGCGTACATTTTCAAAGATGACCTGTTCAGTTTCTTCATGTCTATCTCGAAATCGTTGGTATGGGAAATGCTGAACATATTCGTAAGGGACAATTATAAAGGTGATGATATTGAATGTTTGCTTTACCTTCTAGCCGTTACTATCTTTCATTGTCCACAAAATAAGTGTATCAGACGCTCTCCCGTCTCCATGTGGGACAAACTTCCCAGTAATAAAAGTCTGTTTCATAATGACCCTGACAGGGGAGTGGCTATCGGGAACCTGCCGTCGCAACTCATAGCCAACTTTCTGGCGTCTGTATATGATTATTTCGTGATGGAAATACTGGGATTCAGACATTATGTACGCTTTGTTGATGACTTTTGTATCGTGGTGAAATCTCCGGAAGAAATATTGTCCAAAGTCCATCTTCTTGATGGTTTCCTGAAAGAACAACTCCTTTTACGGTTGCATCCACGCAAGCTGTATCTTCAGCATTATAAGAAAGGAGTCTTGTTTGTTGGGGCGTTCATTTTGCCGGGTAGAATTTATGTATCTAACAGGGTGGTTGGTAACACATATAACGCTGTCAGGAAATTTAATAGAATAGCTGAAAATGGATTTGCAGAAGCGTATGTTGAGAAGTTTGTGAGTACAATGAACTCTTATTATGGCCTGATGAAACACTTTGCAACGTACAATATCCGTCGTAAAATTGCAGCGATGTTACTTCCTGAATGGTGGGAATATGTTTATATCGAAGGACATTTTGAAAAGTTTGTATTGAAGAATAAATATAACCATAGAAAACAACTAATTAAACATATCAAAAAACATGGATCAAAAAAATATCTTACCGCGTGGGATTGCTAAGCCTATCGAGCAACAGCCGGACGGAACTTGGATTGTACGTCATCACTTCCGGGTGGTTGGTACCAGTGAGAATGGTGAAGAACTGGTAACTTTTGCCAGTTCGGAATATCCCGAGAAACCTACCTTGCAACAGATTCAAAGAAGTATTGACCGTTATCGGGTGTGTCTAACAATGTATGGAGATACAATTTCAGACGAAATAGAAAAGGTTGATCTTTCCGTGTATATGTTTACGGATTAATAGTTCAATCTGTTGGTTGTTTAGGGGTGCTTATCAAGCATCCCTTTTTTATTTATGGAAAAAGTGAAAATTATAATGTCTTGTTTTATAGATATTTATCATAGAATTGATTTCCAAGATTTTCCATTTTTGTAAAACTCGTTATTATACTCAATACATTTGTTCCATACAGAATATTTTATTAATAATTAAACGCTATGAGTATGGGTATAAAAGTATTGTATGATTGGCTTTTGCAATCTAACCGACCGGCACACGTCAAAGCCGGGATGTTCGTCTTTGTTGTAATGCTTATTTTCTGTTTCCTTCTATTAGGCATTGATTTCTGTAAATCTGCTATTGTTTCTTTAACGACAACCGCCATTGCCGCAATAGTGGTTGAGTACATTCAGAAAAAGTGCGGGTTCATCTTTGATTGGCTTGACGCATTAGCTACTGTTTTGCTTCCTGGGCTGATTACTGTGTTTTCAATATTGGTAGTAACTTTATGATTAATATTATGAGATGGTTATATGAGTTATTTAATGTAGACCAGATACGAATTATTTTCGTTTCGATGTTCAGTTCTCTTCTTGCTTATTTAACGCCGACTAAAGGTTTTCTTATAGCATTAGTTGTAATGTTTGGATTTAATATTTGGTGCGGAATGAGGGCTGATGGTGTTTCAATTATACGTTGTAAAAACTTTAAGTGGGATAAGTTTAAAAATGCCTTGGTCGAACTTCTCCTCTATCTTATAATCATTGAAGTAGTCTTCTCCTTTATGAGCTTGATAGGAGATGGTGAGAATTCATTGTTAGTTATTAAGACTATTACGTATGTATTTTCTTATGTATATCTTCAGAACGCATTTAAGAATCTGATTATTGCTTATCCTAGAAACAAAGGGTTTCGTATAATTTACCATGTAATACGTTTTGAATTTAAGCGGGCTACGCCTACACATGTACAAGGAATTATTGATAGAATCGAAAACGAACTAGATAAAGAGGAAAGATATGAAAATATTGATTGATAACGGTCACGGTAGTAATACTCCGGGTAAGTGTTCTCCAGATGGCAGGTTAAGGGAATACTCCTATACCCGTGAAATTGCTGGGCGTGTAGTATTTGAATTGCGTAAATTAGGTATTGATGCGGAACTGGTCGTGAAAGAGGAAATAGATGTTCCTTTGTCAGAACGTTGTAGGCGAGTGAATGAATATAAAACTTCTGATGCAATTCTTATTTCTATCCATTGCAATGCAGCCGGTAATGGTTCAAATTGGATGCAAGCACGTGGTTGGGAAGCATGGACCAGTGTGGGACAGACAAAAGCCGATAAGCTGGCTGACTGTCTGTATGCTACTGCTGAAGAATGTTTGTTTGGAATGAAAATACGGAAGGATATGGCAGACGGTGATCCAGATAAGGAGAGTAGTTTTTATATCTTAAAGCATACGAAGTGTCCGGCTGTTCTGACGGAGAATCTGTTTCAGGATAACAAAGAGGATGTGGATTTCCTGCTGTCAGAAGAAGGTAAACGGACTATTGTCTCTCTTCATGTGAAAGGTATTTGTAAATATCTGAAAGTATGAAAATGCTAATCTATATAACCATGTTCCTGATGTCGGGAATATGGTTTGTTTCATGCCGGAGCGTGCAATATGTGCCAGTGGAGAACATACGCACAGAGTACAAGACACGTGATAGTATCCGAGTTGACAGCATCTATAATCAGGATAGCATCTATGTATTTGTCAAAGGTGATACCGTATATCAGTATAGATATAAATACCTGTATAAGTATCAGTATATAAATAGGGCGGATACAGTGATTAAGACTGATTCGGTACAGGTTCCTTATCCGATCGAAAAACAGTTAAGCCGATGGCAATCTATTAAAATGGAGTTGGGCGGGTGGGCGTTCGGACTGGTTATTGCTTTTGTTTTGATAATAATTGTATGGTTGGTGTATAGAACTAAAATAAAATAGCGCTTGAATAGACACTTTTGCAAATCACTAGTTTTTCTGATTTCTTGCTACGCTTTTGTGACAGTAATACATCAATCTTAACGATGATTACGATGCTTTTATGTTAAAAATGTATTAACATTACGTCAGTAACAAGATGAATATATCATTCATTTATCGGGATAAATAAAGTATGTATTTAATTGAATAATAGGATTATACATCTATTTTAACTCATCAGTCAATCAATCAATCATACATACGTATAAGATTTATACAAAATTTCCTTGAAAAATGAAATTTGTTTCTTAAAAATTAAATGTTTAGCTTTGTCGCAACAAAAGTAGCGATAAAGCTAATTTGAATTAAAATAATCTGAAGTTTTCGATATATGCAATGGGCTATTTAAAAAATAAATCTGATATAAACATATCTTCGGCTGAATTGTTATATAAGAATAATTTATATTCGTCAAGTGTACATTGTGCATATTATAGTTGTATTCAATTAATGAAATATATTATATGTCACAAAATTGGAATAGATTATGATAAGCAAGAAATAGAAATATCCCAATTGAAAACTCAAAAAGCTAAAAGAACAGGTTCTCATAATTATATGATTGATGTGATTGAAGAAATAATGTGTTCTGTAGATAAAAAAGAAGCTTCAATATTTGTTGATTTAATTGAAGACTTGAAAGATTTTAGAGAAGAATCAGATTATGGTAACGTTGAAATTTTATCTTCCAAAAGTTCTGATTCAATCTCAAAAGCGTACGATATTAGAAAACAACTTATAAACTTTTTCCATGTATGAAAAATAGTAGGGATACCATCATTTCTTTCATTGAAAGATTATATTCAGACAATAATAATCTAATGATTAGATATGAATATAATGAAATAAAAGGAAAACATATTGTTGAAATTTTATCTAAGACCGGTGTCTTGTGTGAGGAGTTTATTTGGGAGTCGAAATACGACCTTTCTCGAATGATAAAAAAAGAATTCGGAGAAACTCTAATGTTTGTATCTGATAACTCTTTGACAAAAATATCTAACCCAATATTTGAAGTGGGTTATAACTCAACGCTTGAAGTGGGTTATAACTCATTCACGGTGAATAATAATATAATCGATTTTAAATCAGATTTTGATTATTGGTTCTCATTAGAAAACTATTCTTTAGCAGCATAATAATATGGATAGCAACATTAATAAATCAGATTTTAGATTTGAAGAATACAAAATACTCAAATCATTCATTAGTATAAAAAGAGATGAACTTCCTGATGACGAATATAATATAAACATATCTCCTTCAGGAATAAAAAGCAAAGATCGTTTTGATTTAACTTTAAAGATTGAAATAAAGGATAAGAATGAAGTTGTAAGCATAGATATAACTGTTGTTGGTATTTTTTATTTTCGAGAAAACATTGATATAAAAATGTTGCCTCATTATTTTGCGGTAAATGCTCCTGCAATTTTATTTCCATATATAAGAGCATATATATCACTACTGACATCATTGTCAGGTGTTGGAACAGTTTTGTTGCCAACATTGAATTTGTCATCTTTGAGTAAAGAACTTCTTAATAATATAAAAGAAGAATAGAATGTTTTTTTATGTTTCGCCCCGTCTCTCTAATTCGGGGCTTTTCTTTTGGTTATCTCATTTATAATTATTATATTTGTGTACAGACGTGGATGTCTGTTTGTATCATCTCTCTACGTAGAAGATTTGCTAGATTTTGGATTTGAGAGATAATACGTTATTAACTCCAAAGGAATGAGCCTCGACTAAGTGTAGTCGGGGCTTTTTTATCAATATCATGAATTTGGTGTACTAACAAAGTGCTAATGACTAACAATATGTTATCTTTGTATTACAGTTTACATAATTATTAATTAAAAAAAATGCATCATGGCACTAACTGATTTTTTTAGAATTAATCTTCCTTATGGTATTGTCCGAGATTCCAAAGGTAGATGGTCTGCTTTCAATCGGGAGTATTTACCTCTTGGGTGGAATGAAAGAGAGGATTCTCCGGTAGATATAAATTCAGATAATTCTTTTGGCAATATTCCCATCCATACAGAGTATGAGAAAGTAACAGAAAAGAAGCTTTTTGAAATTGCAGGAGATGAAAAGTTTGTAGAGAGAGATACTGATGGGAAAATTAATCGTATTTATTTATACAATGACAGAACTAATCCTCAATCATCAAATGAGTATTGGAATGATTATTTTTCTAAAATAAAACTTTTGAGCCGATTTGAAAGAAAATAAGTTTCATTTAATCTAAATCAGCTTCAAGAATTCCGTTTGAAATTAGAAAGTGAGTAAACATAAAGAGGTAGCCGAATAAGCTACCTCTTAGTTTTGTAATCCCTCCAATCAACAACACACGAATCAACAAACTCTCCAGAAGGGTTACATAAGATAGTACTAATATATAATTGAAAAGTTCGGTAAGGATATAAAAAAGTGAGCACTTTTCTTTTAAGTCAAGTATAGCTATAATTGGTGAGCACTTATATTATATTGTTTGCTGTGATAAATAAGAACAAACTTTAGTACCTTTGGAATCTATTATTTCTGGAAATATTTTTTATTTATCAAAATCATGATTATATTTGAATTGATAATATTGTTTTAAAACTTATTAGATTTTGATTTATGATAAGAATGAAAAGAAATGTAAAAGGTTGGCTCGTTTGGGGAACTGTCATCCTCATATTAATTATAATAGTCATTTTAGCTTTCTATTTTATTCAGACCAAAGGTAAGTTTGCGGATAAACAGACCGACTGGGGTGAGTTTGGAAGTCTATTAGGAGCGATTGCAGGATTAATAGCATTCGTCGGAGTTTTATTTACATTAAGACAGAATAAACAGCAATTCTTGAATAGCGAGGATAGAGCTGTCTTTTTTGAGTTGCTTAGGATTTTTATTTCATATCGGGATGCCTTGCGAGTGAAAAGAATAGATTGGGTATATGATGAAAAACAATGTGAATGGAAAATAACTCCTTACAATGAGTTTTGTACACCAGAAAAAACTTATCGACAGATTTATGTAGAGTTATACCATACTTTCTATTTGGAAATAAGAAGAGGTATTCCTGAAAATTTTTCCAAAGAGGAATTTGTAAGGAGGATTATTCCCCAAAATATGTCTAAAGAGCAATGGATGTTTATATATGGTCAATTGAATGCTGCCATTAACAACATTTATTCAGAGCATGAATTTGGAATACATAAAGGAAAGATTAATATTTATCCTGTACATATAAACACTTATGATTACCTCTGTTTAAATGCGATTAAGATCTATTTTGAACAGAATAATTTCAAGCCCATAGCTGAAGCTTGTGCTAAAGCCGCTGATCATTGTTTTGCCCCATATAAAAATCAACTTGGCACATATTTTAGGAATGCTTATTATATTTTGGAAATGACTTCGGAATTCACTTCGCCCCTAAAATATTCGAATATATTTCGAGCGCAACTGTCAAAGTATGAACTTGTGTTGTTGTTTTTTAACTCATTTAGTTCATTATCAACAATTGAGACACGAAGGTTATACTTGAATGCCGATTTGTTCAATAACCTTGAGTTGAAAGATGTGCGATTGAAAGAGGGGATAAATGATGAATCTGTATCCCGCCGAATGGAATATATACATTTTCCACCAGTCTTGTTTCAAAAGGCAAACAAAAACGAATATATGTCTAGTAATTTGTTGGAAAAATTGTACAATGTGACTCTTTCAGAAAATAATATACTATAG